GGTGGCTCCTATCTGTCGGGGCCCCCGGTGGGGGCCGCTGGGAGTGACACTATCGGCAGTAGTTGCCCGCTCGCAACCTACGGCCTGGAATTATCGGCCCGGGCGCGAAGCGGCCCCCGCTAGCTGATCTAGTGGGGGCCGTTCGTGGGGGCCGGTTGGGGGCCGCTATGGGCTACAGCCCAAGCTCATCTTTGGCCCGGTTGATCGCGGTCAACAACGCGCTCAGCTTGTCGTCATCGATCATTGCAGGGATGTCGACCACAAGCGCAGCTTGTGGGTCGCGGCCCGGTTGCGCTTCGTTCCACCGGATCATTGCCCACACATTGCCCGATGCCATGGTACGGCCGTAGCTCGCGGGGTTGTGGGCGATGGCCATCCCTGCGCCACCGTCGGCAGTCCAGAATACGAAGCGGCCCCCGTTGATCAACCGACCGATAGCGGTGGGGGCGATACCGGTGGGGCCGGTTGCGTAGGTGGGGGCCCCATCGTCGGGGGCACGGGTGACCGATACCACGGGGCCCAACTCATCGGTGGGGCCATCGTCGGGATCGACCATGGCGACCCAATAGGGCCACCCATCGGCGGCCGCTTCGGCCGCTTCGTCGGTTGCGTACTCCGCGACGATATCGACGAAACCCTGGCCATCTTCGCCCACGATGACGAAGCGGGCCGTGGGATCGCCCCCGATCGCTGCGTACTGCCGACACTCATCGTCTGCCATGGCCACCATGGCGACCCACATTGTGGAACCGACCGATCCCGCTTCGTCGGCAGCGCCGTCCATCGCCAGTTCGTAAACGTACTGCGCGGCGTGGGACTGGAACTTGTGCGACTGCACCGGGCCGGAGTATGCAACGCGGCCCCCGCAGCTACTGCAGTAGTAGGGCCCGCTGTGCCACTCATCGCTGTGAGCTTCGTACGGGGGCGAGTCGGGGCCGCCCACGTACTGGTCGAACTCCGCGCAGGCCCCACAGTAGGGGCACGGGTAGCCTTGGCCCGCTGTGAGCTTGTAATCGGTCGCTGTGTGCATTGGTGGTGGCTCCTATCTGTCGGGGCCCCCGGTGGGGGCCGCTGGGAGTGACACTATCGGCAGTAGTTGCCCGCTCGCAACCTACGGCCTGGAATTATCGGCCCGGGCGCGAAGCGGCCCCCGTCCCAGCTAGGGGCACGGGGGCCGTTCGTGGGGCATCGGGGCCGCTACCGATCGGCCACCCATACGATCACGCGGGCACCGGTTGCGAAAACGGTTATCGAATCTTCGTGGGACCGGCGCGGCAGTACGAAGCGGGCCAACCGGGGGCCGCGGCACGGTGCACCGCGTGCGGCCCGCTCGCCACCGATGATCACAGCAACGCGACGACCGTTGGGCCGTACGTTGTAATGCCAGCACATCGGGCCGCTGTGATCGATGGCCACCGCTTCGCCCCAACCGATGCGCTCGCGCACCACGGGGGCCGCTGTGGCCATTGTGGGGGCCGCTGTGACGATTGCGAGCGCAATCGCCAGAGTGGCGACGATGCGACGGGGGCCGCTCATCGGTCGCCCCCGATCATCTCGTCATCGCTGCGCGGGTCCCAATCGCTCACCACTAGCTCACACAGTGTTTCCACCATGGCGACCATGGCATCGGCCCCGATCGGTTCATACTCATCGGGATCTAGAACATGGGTCGCATACCGGGCCGCATCAGCAAACGCAGTAGCGGCCCGCTGTGCCCCGTCGGTTGATTCGTCGCGGGCTACATCGCTCCACTCACTCGCGAGCGCATCACACAGCGACGCGAGTAGTTCGGGGTCGTGCCGACGACCACAGCGCAGCGCACCGGTACTGGCGAGTGCGTACAGCATGGTCGATTGCCCGCCGTGCCAATCCTGCGCCATGGCCACCGCTTGCCATGGCAAGCGCAGCGCATCGGCATCGGGGCCCGCTAGGTACTCGCTCGCATAGCCCGCGACGTACAACTCCGCGAGTCTCGCAGCGGGCCCCATGGGGGCCGTACTGTGGCCCCGACCGTGACACCAATGGCACAGCGCCGCGGGCGCGGGGTCGCATTGCTCGCACCATTGGTGAACTTCGTTCGTCCCACAGCGCACCGTATGCGCTGCGCAATCATGCGCGTTCATCGGTGGCCCCCGGTATCGGTCAGAGTGTGGAAGACATAGCGGCCCGCTGTGTCAATCGCGGTGCGAGCGGTGCGGCACAGTCGGTAGTGGCGCACCATGACGGGGGCCCCGTCGGGGCCGTAGAACGTGACGGGCCATGCATCGGGGGCGATTGTGCCGCGACGACCAGTATCGGCCCCGACGGTGTAAGCGGTGGCGACGATCATCGGTGGCCCCCATCGTCATCGGTGGCGAAAGGGTCGGGGGCGATTGTGATCGCGGACTCTGGCACTACATACACAGCTTCGGGGCATCGTGTGATGAGCGCGTGAACCGTGTCTTCGATAGCGGCAGCGATGTAGCCCAACGCGTCGTACGCTTCGCGCTTCGTCATGCCGATGTACCCCGCCGCGCGGATTCCCGGCGCTTCGTGGTGCCCCGTGGTGCCCGCGGGCACCATGGCGACGCGGTAGGCGCGGCCGTAGTACTTCGAACCTTCGTCTAGGACGAAGCGGGCCCCATCGGGCACCATGCCCGCGGACCGTGCGGCCCGCTCATAGCGTCGGGCCATGGCCCGAACATCGGCAATCGTAACGGTGTGACTCATAGTGGTGGCTCCTAGCTAGCGGCCCCGGTTGGGCCGGTGCGCTGACCCTATCGGCAGTAGTTGCCCGCTCGCAACCTACGGCCTGGAATTATCGGCCCGCTCGCATCGGGGGCCGCTGTGGGCCGCTCGCGCCTATCTATGCACGCGGGGCATCGGCCCCTAATGAGCGGCCCCACCGGGCCGATAGTGCGGCCCGTAGGTTGCGAGCGGCCCACCGGGGGCCTACGGTGCTCGCATCGGCCCCCGGTGGGGCCGTATTTCGCCATACCCGCCACCGCATCGGGGGCCGCTCATCGACTGACCACCTACATACCGGCCCGCTGTGGGCCGCTTCGCGCTCGCATTGCTGCGCGGCCCGCTGTGGGCCGCTGCGCTGTGGCGCGCTTCGTTCCCAGCTACGGCCCGGGCCGCTGTGTCGGCGGTGCGCGCTCGCACCGTGGTCGGGGGCCGCTTCGTGCCCTGGCGCGCTCAAACCGGCGCTTCGCATCGGGGCCGGTTGCGGGCCCCGCCGCGCACCGTGATATTCCCACGCGCTGTGGCACCACGCGGGGTGATATTCCCACCCCGCGTGACGGTCACGCAGAGTGGTCGTCTGACCACTCTGAGTGGTCGACCACGGAGAGTGAGGATGGGAATGGGTCTCACTACCGAGATAGCGCGAAGTTCATCTACTTCCAACTAGTTCTAAGTAGTTCTACGAAGTTCGACCAGTTCTACGAACTTTCGAGCGACATCGAACCAGTTCTACGAATCTCGATCTACTTCGGACTAGTTCTACGAAGTTCTACGAATCGTTGGTCACAGACCAGCTTGTTCCAAGCCTTGTCCGAAGATCTCTCCGACTCGGCTTCTGGTCACCGGGTCATCGATGGCATCGAGCGCCTGGGTGAACGCCTTCTGGATCGTCTTGGCGAAGCGCGCCGTGTCGGTCGGCTTGGTGCGCTCCTCGAACTCCTTGCTCATCTCCAGCCAGAACTGGTTGGCCTGACGGTGCTGGAGCGCCCCGTTGAACTCTCCCTGAGCTTCGGCGAAGCGAACGTACACGTACATGAAGGCCACTCGCTCCAGCAGCAACTGCTCGAAGGTCGTCATCTGGCGACCTGCGTCTCGGGCCTCGTAGTGAAGGTTCGAGATGATGGTGTCGTAGAGATCCATGAACTGGGTGTTCTCCACACCCGCCATGTTGTCGGGGAGTCGGTAGGTGCCCTCGGGGAGCGGCTGGCGATGCTCATGGATGACCTGGCGATCCTGCACAGCCCGATCTCGGCGAAGTTGCTCATCCAACTCGTCCAGCACGTCGGGGTTGATCCCTGCTGCCTCGGGGTCGAACTCGTTCATGGTGCCGCCTCCAGCGATTCTCGAACGTCGTTGAGAGATCCTACGTCTCCAACATCGAGCCATGTTGTCACATCGATGATCTGGAGCGCGCGCAAGCCTCCGATGGAAGATTTCTCGATCTCGGCGTAACGGTTGGCGATTTCGACCATCCCCACTTCCAGACCTCCGTAGGATTCGGTTTCGGGGTCTTGGAAAGCCGGAACGACTTCATCGAAGGCTTGAATCCATATTTCTGGGGAACGGAAATGGTAAATACCTACACATGGCCAATTTCGCACAGGTTGGGCGAAATCGCTTTTTGATTCCATAGGTTGGGCGGAACCCGTACCCCTTTTTGGAGTGGATTTACTACCCGTACCCCTCCTACCGCGCGTCAAAGGTTGGGCGAAACCAGATCCCCAATCCCAATCACGTTCATAACCCCTACCCCTTCCACGGCCAACACCTAGTGGCTCGGTCGCGCACACGGTGTAGTTCTGGGTCTGCGGCTCGTCCCACTCGGTGAGCACGGTGTCTCCATACCAGACCAGCAACTGGTACTTGGCGTAGTCGATGCCCAGCACATGCAGTGCCTCACGCACAGCCCACGCCGGGCCATGGCTGTGGTCCACATAGATCGCCCACTCATCACCGCTGCGGTTGGAGTCCAACTCGACCAGCACTGGCAGCCAACCTCGCTCCATCAGCATGGACTTGGTGCGCAGCCACGGAGTAGTGCCGTCTCCCAACTCGACATGGGCCTTACCGCCAGGAGGACACACTCCCTCCAATCTAGTGTTAGATCCTGCACTCAGTACCAGTGCCAGCTTGAAAGGACGGCCTCGAACTGGCCCACGTAGAGCGATATCGGTATCGAAATCCCACTCCATCTCCATACCCCTACCCCCTCAACTCGCTCGGCTCTGGGTGGTACACGTAGTGCCACTTGCTCAGCACCACTCCGTACCCTGCCTCTCTCATCGACCTGTTCCACGTGCGGTAGCACTCTGGTCTGTGCTCATCCACCCACGTGGTGTTCCTCAGGATGGTGTCGCTGACCACGGTCATGCCTGCCACGCTGTTCACGTTCACGTACTCAGCACCTCGAAGATGGTCGTGGTGGGGCGGCTCCGCAGTGAAGCACACCCCATCGATGCCCTCGGTGCCCCACGTGTCGTAGTACCGGCTCCTGTCCCAGTCGCACATCAGCATGGGGCTGAACGCGGCGTGAGGCTGGTGCTGGGACAGCTTGACCAGATCAGCCACGGTCTTGGGGTCCCAGCGAAGGTCACACTCCACGTACACGTGAGTGTCGGCACCGGTCCCTGCCTGGAGCAACCTGACCTTCTCACACAGCCTGGCCAAGTGCCTCCATCGGTCTGGGTGGTCGACACTGGGCCAGTAGTTGGAGCCGGTCTCGACACTCGTCCAGACCACCTCGAACTCGGTGGTCTCGGCGAACTGACGCAGCCTGTCCCGGGTGTCGTCGGTGGAGTCGTTCTCCAGCACCACACAGACCACCTGATCGCCCTGGTTGGCCAGGTACATGGCGGCTCGCTCGATCTGACCTCTCCACCGCGTGAAGTAGGGACCGGCGTCCCGCATCATGCATCCGATGGAGACCAGCACCAGCTCAGCCCTGCTGTGACCTGGGATTCCACGTCGCTGGCTGGGGGGCCTCGGGAGTCTCCTCTGCGGCCTCGTCTTCCTCGGCGTTGAACCCGGCGTTCTGCTGGGGCTGCTCGGGGGTCTCGTCGGTGGTCTTACTGCGGCTCATGTCATGCTCCTCATGTCGTCCAGAGTCACTTCTTCATCATCGGCAGATGTCGAGCACGGCAACACATTGGAGTGTGGCGGTGGCGTTGGTTGGGGCTTCTGTAGGCACAGCACATCGCTCAGCACCGCGGCACACAGCTCGACATCCTCACGACGCCCCGACCCTAGTCGGAGACCACTACGAAGCCCCCACAGCACCCTGAACGCCATCGGCAGCCTCATGGGCTCGATCATGGTGGCCAGCGCCTGACGGTCGATGAACCCCTGCCCTGTGGCTGTGATTGCGATGTCTGCCTGGAGCAGCGTCACGTCGCGCAGCGTTGCGATGATCGCATCCACCAGACCAGTTACGTCTCCCGTCGATTGCAGTGCCTCGCTCACCGCGCTGAACGCACCCGCCATATCCCCTCGGACGCACGCCAACAAGATCTTCGGAGCCACATCGGCCTCACCGCTGAACTCCTGCCACGCCTCCACGGTCTCGATGCCGACCACCCGACACTGATCGAGCAGCATCAGTGCATCACGCATGGCACCCTGCACCAGACCAGCCAAGTGGTGCAGCAGCTCGTCGCTGATCTGCATCTCCTCGGCGTCAGCCACCTCCCGCAGCCGGGCCACGATGTCGGCCACGCTCAACCTCGTGAACACGAACTCCATGCACCTGCTGCGAACGGTCTCGATGATGCGCTGCGGCTCGGTGGTCACCAACACGAACACGGTCCTCGGTGGCGGCTCCTCCAGCGTCTTGAGCAGTGCGTTGAACGCCTCCCGGGTCATGGAGTGGGCCTCGTCCAGAATCACCACACGCCACCCCTGGGGCTCGTACTGGACCAGCTCCCTGATCTCCCGCACACTGTCCACGCCACCGTTGCTGGCAGCGTCCAGCTCGATCACATCGGTGCTGCGCCCGTCCAAGATCGATTGCGCCACAGCAGACTCTGGATCCACATCGCCATCGAGCGAAGCGTTGAGCGCTGCGGCCAGCACCCGCGCCGTGGTCGTCTTGCCCGTGCCCCTGCTCCCGGTGAACAACAGAGCGTTGGGCACCTGCATGGTGCGCACCATCTGGCGCAGCACCACCCTCACGGGCTTCTGACCGCTCGTAGCTTGGAAACTTCGGGGACGGTACTTGATGGCCAAGCTCATGCCCCTACCCCTTCTTGGTGAGCGTCACCGGCACAGACGTCGGCTCACCCATGGCACGCTGTCGGATCTCGATGGGAACACCGATAGCGCACGTGTCGGTGGTCAGATCTTGCAACTGGCGCTCGTAGCCGAAGCTGTAGCCGCACTCGATGCACTCGAAGTACCGGTGGTCACCATCCTGCTCGACCTCGCACTCCCCACCACACTCGGGGTCGGGACACAGAACGACGAGACTCATCGACGCGTCTCCAACCCTCGGTTCTTCTCCACCGTCGACCGCCACTGCTCCCACCTGGGGTAGAAATTGCTCGTACCCAGCGGCTCAACCAAGACGCACGCCACATGCTCCAATGGGCTGGCGTGCATAGGTCGGGCATTCACCAGCTTCTGGTACAGCTCCAGATCTTTCGCTACGTCGATCTCGCCATCGTGCGTCTCGTAGCTCGTGCGAGCGCAACGCGCCACCGACACCCTGATCTGCTCATACGTGTCCGCATAGGTGGAATCTCGCGTGAATGGAAGATGCCACTCGCCCGGGGTGAGCCAATCCGGCTCACTGCCTTCGATGGCGCCCCGCACAACCTCGGCGAACGCACGGATCTCAGGCTGAGCCAGCGGGCTGCATCGCTGGTCGAAGAAGTTCTCCCAGTAGGTGCTGCTGATCACCACGGTGTGCCACATGAATGGCTCCAGCACCCGGTTGACGACCTGCTTGTGGACGCCCATCTCCAACAACGCCGAAGCGTGCTCGACCGCGGCATCACGCGCCCGGAGCCACTCGTTGCGGGCCTTGTCCTCGTCCTCGATGGGAGCACCGGCCTGCATTCCGGCCTGATTGGAGCCGAACTCGATGGGGATCGCCGGATCGTCCAGCACCTGCGCGATGCGCTTGTGGGTTGGGATGGCTCGACTGCTGGCGCTGTTGCGACTGAACACCCGATGAGTGTTCAGCTCGGCCAGCACGAACCGGTGGCACGTCCCCACCACAGTGGTCAGCCTCGACCCATCCGAAGTGATGCTGTCTGCCACTACCTCTGCCCTGATCAATTCAACACCATCCTCACCAGACCACGTAAACCTCGGACCATGGCCCACACGTACAACGACGAACCAACGACAACAGCCACGCCTACCAAGTAGGCCGCGATTGCCTCCAACGTAGTGAGACCACCCCCATCATCTGAGATGACCTCCCACCAGTTCCCATCGTCGTCTTGGACAAGCTCCGGGTGATTCGGAGAACGCCTCTTGGGATCGAGCATCTCACCATCATGCTCTCTACCGGAACGCCAGCGATGACACCAGATACCCCTGGGCCTCGTCCAGCTCCTTCGGGGTGTACTCGGGGTGGAACGGCTGATCCAGAGGATTCACGGGGATGGAAGACCCGCTCACCACGCTGCTGGGGCGGAAGAAGTCGGTCTGGTCCTCGTCCCACTCCAAGAACGACTCCAACCGCCGCGCGGGCAGCGACGCGGCCTCGATCCACGAACTCTTGCCCAACAACGCAGCGAGCACGGCGTAGGGGCTGGCCTTGCCTCGGATCATCATCTTGACGACCAGATCAGTTCCATCTCGGGCCAACCACACGTCCTCGCAGTAGTCCTTGGCATTGACCACGCTGTGACCGCTCTCGAAGAACGTCTGCTCCTTGAGCATGATCATCTTCACGTAGTCGCTGGAATGCCACGCCTCGATAGCCCTGAGAACCACGCCCGGCTCGTCACGCAGCGGCACACTCCACAAGCTCAGATCCACATCACTGCGCAGACTGGCACTCGTGGGCGGATACACGCTCCACGCCTCAGTGTCGAGCTGAATGCCCCGCATGTGACGATTCATGGCCTCCATGATCACAGCGATGCGCTTGCGGCCCAGAGCCCTGGTGAACGCGAACTCCACGTAGTCCACACCGCACGTCCAGTCCCGGTACTCCAACCCATCGCTGGCAAAGCGGATCGACCGCTTGGTGATCGTGAAGTCGGTGACTTCAAGATCTTGCAGCGCCAGGTATGCGGCTCGGCGAACATGGAACCGCCAGTGGTCGTTGGTGATGAACCTGCGATCCTCGCTCTTGTGCAGCCGGGCACGGACCTTCACGGCCTTGGACCGCTCGTCCAAGCTCACGATCTCGTGAAGATCCCTCTTGTCCTCGCTCTGGGCAGCGATGATGTAGTTGCGCCGGATCTTCAAGTCGTCGGCATCACACGTCCCGCACGTCTTGCCGTAACACTTGGTGTCGCAGCGCTCGATCCACTCGTTGCCGCGGTAGCCCTCGTCGGTGAACTGCTGATCGTAGGTGTGGCTGTCGGTCTGCTCCAAGAACTCCCGCATCTGCACGTACGTGCGCCACAACAGCTCGGGGTGGATGCCCTGATCGATGTGCTCCCATCCGAACAGATCATCCTTGAAGCGCTCATCGAAGCAGTCACCGAACCCGTTGCGGAACCCTCGCTTGCGCAGCTCGTACTCCAACGCCTGCTCGGTGTTGACCGGCTCACCCGGACGCTCGGGAATCTCGTAGCCCTTGATGCGCTTGCGAGGCACCCCTCCCCAGCAAGCACCTCCTGGGTTGGCTGCAATGGCCTCGCACACCGCCAGGATGGCCTCACCCCCTAGCCTCCCCACACGCTGACAAAGCTGGAAGAACGTGGCCTTGTTGGACTCGCTCTTGCCCCCCAGCTTGAACTGCACATTGAGATCTCTGAACTCCTCCCACACGTCGGTCAGCGCCCGGGTGTTGGTGGCGGGAGCGAACCACTGGAACGGAGTGTTGGCCTCGATCAACATCGGAGTCCACGAGAACTGGAACTGGACCTTGGGCTTGCCCATGCGCTCACGAATGTCGCTGAGCTTCTTGGCCAGCGCCAGGATGCGGAACACGTCGCCCTCATCCTCGCCCGGCATATTCGAGATCATGAAGAACTTGAACTTGGTGATGCCTGCGCTGATGCCTCGAACCACCGCCTCCTCGATGTCGGCATCGGAGCAACCCTTGCCCACGAAATCCCGCATCCGCTGACTGTTGCCCTCCAAGCCCAATGTCAGAGCATCCATACCGCCCTGGACCTGCAACAAGATGTAGTTGTTGTCGGCAATGAAGTCGTCCACCCGCATGGCCCCGCCATCAACCTCATCACTCACGTTCTCCATCAGCGATGCGATCAGCCCGCGGCGCTGAGTGTGCATGGGGAAGTCGGGCATGAACGGCACCAGCCTCGTGGCGCCCTGGTTGTTCTTGACCCGCTGCGCGAAGTCGGTCATGTAACCCACGCTGCGCTGGCGGTAGGGCTTCTGCCGGTACGTGAGTGCGCAGAACGAGCACCACGCGGGACACCCTCGACCCACCTCCAAGTCTCCTGCACCCATCCCTGGATCTGCGTAGAGCAGCGGTGGGTTGTCGAGCGGGGCGATGGAGTCCATGTCCTTGACGAACCGCTTGACGAACGGCGCCCTCAGACCAGATCGGTTGATGGTGTAGCTCTGGACCTGCAAGCTGGGCTCGTCCAACCCCACATGACTCCGGTCCTCGTACCCGTAGTGCACGTCGGTGTGCTCGGGGAACACGACGAAGGGGAACTCTCGGGCCAACTCGTAGTAGCACCGACTGCGCTCGGTGTCCCACACACCAACGGCCTTGAACTGGGCCACCCGCTCGGTGAAGGTCTGGATGCCGGGATTGCCCGGCTCCTCCTCCACCTCACCACACCAGATCGCATCCGCGATCGGCTCCAGCGGACCCGGAGCGCCATACGCCTGCCCGCCGATGATGACCATCGGCCACGCCTCGGGGCTCTCGGCCCGGACCTTGCGGTCGGCAGGGATACCGCTCATCAGCAACTGCTTGACGAACGAGATGATCAGCACGGGGTAGCTGATCGATGTGGCCACGATGTCGAAGTCGCTGGCCTGGCGCTTGGACTCGATGCCGAAGATGGGGATGTCCGACTTCTCGAAGAACCCCATGTCTCTCGGGGTGTTGGGCAGATACCACCGGTCGGCGAGCCCTCGCTCGGCATCGTTGATCTGCTTGTAGACCGCGGGGATGGACTGATTGCCCGCGGCCTGCTCGTATGGCCACGACGCAGCGATCAACCATCGGGCCTGACCGTCGGCCCACTCCTTGCCGTAGGCGTTGGGCTCGTCGCCGTAATACTGGCTCGGGAGATCGAACCGGTAGAGATTCTCATCCAAGAACTTCTGGATCTGGCGCGGGGTGCGGTGCTTCACTCGATCTCCTCATCTGCCAACGCTGATTCTAGTTCCTTGGCCTGCGCGTACAGCCGGTCGAACTCCTCACGGTGGCGCTCTCTCAACTCCGCTGATGCGCGAGCATGGGCACGACGCTGCACCCTGGCAGCCTCATGGTCCTTCGCACGCCACTTCTCTGACCTGTGACGCCTCTGAGCCTCTCGATTCTGGCGGCGGTACTCATCATCACCAAGACGCTCCCGACGCCTCCTGCGGGCCTGCTGCTCGCACTGACGACACCTGGGACGGCGGGATCTCTCGGCCTTGTTGCGCCACGCGAACTCCTGCACGGCCTTGACCTCGCGGCACTCCGAACACTCCTTGGTGAAGCTCTCCCCGGGCTGACGCTCGGTACTCGATGGCCCATCCACCCGCTCCCGGTCGGGGACGATGCCAAACGCACGCAGCGTGCGAAGCTCCTCCTTCGTGGCCTTACGCTCGGAGATCTCGTCTTTGCAGACCACACACACCCGGTGGTGGTAGGTCCGCTTCCTCGGCTTGGTGTAGTGACTCTGCCCGAACTGGGTGAGCGGGCGCTCCTCGCCGCAGCGCGAGCAGACCTTGCTACCGGACCCGCTCGACACTGGTCACTCCCCCCGACTGACTCGTTCGGTACACCACATCAGCGTGCTCGCTGTAGGCATCGCTGTGGGTCACCATCACGATCTGCACCTCAGCTCGCACACACAGGTCGGCCAACCACTCGGCCATCTGCGGCTCGTACCCGGCGCTGAGCTGAGCGAAGGTCTCATCGAGCAGCATGATGCGACGGTGCCCGCTGAGCAGCAGCACGCTCAACCTGATGAAGAACCCCACCACGCTCGCCAACCCACCTCCCCTGGCATCCATCACGCTGGTGCGCACCGTCTCGTCGCCCATGGTGCTCTCGACCTCGAAGGACACCTGGGGGCGTCCGGCCTTGACCTCCTCCACGATGTGGAAGTGCAGCGACTCGTCACCGAACACGGTCTGGAGACCATGGGTCACCAACGTCTCCAGACTCTGGCGGAACTGGCCCTGGCGCTCGGTGGCCACCGCGCTCAGCAACATCTGAGCCTCGGCGTTGATGCGCTGATCCTCGGTGGCACGCTCCAGCGCTGCGGTGCCGTTGGCCAACTGGGCCTCCAGCATCTCCTTCTGGCCCTGAGCACTCGACATCTTGGAATAGAGCTGCTGGTACACCTCCCGGGCGCGGGCAACGCTCACTGGGTGACCCAATCGGCTCGCATCTGGCTGACGATGCCGACCATGCCCTTGGACTCGTCACGCAGCAACAACGGGCTGCGGCTGTTGGTCTTGTCCTTGCCCAAGTAGAACTCGCACGTGCGCGCGTCGGCCATCTTCAACATGTCCATCAAGAACACATGGTTGACGACCACGGACCGGTCCTCGTAGCTCCACCCGCAATCGATGGACTCCACGCTCTCGTTGGCCATCTTGTCCCGGCACCGCAACGTCAGCGTGTCCTCGGTCAAGTCCATCACCACCGCGCTGGTGTCGGGGTCGGCGGTGATACGAACCCGGCGCAGCGCCTCGGTCAACTCCTCGCGGTCACACGTCAGCCGCTGGTCGTTCTCCAGCGCGGGGACCACCAACTGCTGGTCCACGGGCGGGAACTCCATGGCCACGCTGTTGGCCACGAACAAGTCCTGGCCGACCCGGAACAACAGATGGTCTTCGGTCTCGGCCACCTCGATTGTCTCGGCCTCGGTGCTGCGCAGCAGCCGGATCAGCTCGTCCACCGCGCCGATCGGGATCTGCATGTCCACGTTGGCGGGCCATGACTCCATCCTCACCTGCTGACAGCGCACCCCATCGGTCCCGGTGACCTTGCCGTCGTGGATGTCGAGCACCATCAAGTTGGGTCGCGCCGTGGCCCTACCTGCGGCTCGCTCGACCATCTGGAACGCTCCCAGCAGCTCGGCCCTGTTGACCTCGGCAGCGAACTCGGCGCTCACGTCGGGAAGCGGTGGGTAGGCGTCGGGCTGGGTGTTGATCGTCAGCGTCCACGACGCGCGCCCGATGTCGATGTGACAGCGGCCATCGGCCACCCTGATGTACGCCTCCTCGTCCTCGGCAGCCGCGACGATCTCCAGCAGCTTGCGGCTCGGGATGATGGCGCTGCCGGGCTGATCCACGTGCACCAACTGGGCGTCCACGATCAGACTCAGCTCCAAGTCGGTGGCCGCGACCCGCACCTCGTCGGGGGTCGCCTCCACGTAGAAGTTCTTGAGCACCGGCATGGTGTCACGGCTCGGCACCACCTTGGATGCCTTGTCGAGCATCGCCCACAGCACGTACCGCTTGGCGTGGAACTCCATCACAACTCCTTGGTCAACTCATCGAGCTTCTCGATGATCTTGGCGTCGATCTGCGCCAGCTTTTCTCGGGCCTCGTCCAGCGTGGCCACGCCGAACTTCTCCTGCATCTCGGCGGTGACCCGCTCCAGCTCCTCGGTGGCCAACCTGAGCTGGGTGTTGTGCTCGATCACGCTGCGCTGCGCGGTCTCCAGCCGCTCCTTGGCGAGCTGGATGCGCTGGGTGATGTCGTCGCTCATGGTCGCTTCCTTGAGAACGCGTTGACGGGGTTGAATCTGGTACACGCCCGGCGCACTTCGCACCAGTCGCATCCGGTTGTGTCGTCCTTGTAGTCGAAGTCGCCCCGCTGGATGTCGTGCAGCATCTTGACCATGCGACTCCACATCATCGAGTAGTCCTCATCGGTCAGCTCCAACACCTTCTCGAACGCATCGGGCACCAGCGGCTGCACCAGACCAGTCTTGGTTGGCACCTTGTGGGGTGGGAACCCCATCTGCACCGCCAGCCCGTAGAACACGAGCTGACCCTTGCTGGCGCGCCAGTAGCTCGGGTTGTTCGTGGCTTTGAGATCCCACACATGCCAGTCGCCCTCGGCGGTGCGCACCAACATGTCGATGCCACCCACCATGATGACGACGACATCGCCATGCAGTCCCGGCATCGAGATCGGGAACCGGAACCGAACCTCGGGCTCGAACTCGTGGGGCAAGATGTTCTCTACCAACCACGGCTCGATGTCTCGCAGCAGCCGCTCGACCTTGGCCTGCATCTCGGCTCGGTCGCTGAGCGACTTCCACCGCACGTAGCCCTGGTCGCTGTTGGCCAACCGCTCGGCCTCGGAGTCGAACATCTCCGCGACTCGTCCCACCATGGTCCCGGGCTGGCGCTCGGGGTCCTCCAACCACTCCCGCACGATCTTGTCGGCGACGGTCCCATGGAAGTAGTTGCGGACGTTCTGCATCGGCGAGCGGATACCGCTGCGCATGAGCTTGCCCTTGTGGCGACACTCCTCGTGCACCCTCAGAGCAGTCCAACTCATCAGCAGAGGGTCATCACTCACCCTGATCGACCTCGGACACCAACTCCTCGGCGCGACGCACCACGTCCTCGCCTGCCTGGCCTCGCTGCGCACGCACCGCTCGCAGCAGCTCGCCCATCGAGTTGGCCGCGGTGTGAATGCTCTGCACCGCATCGATCCAGCTCTGCGCCCCGGCCTTGGACTCCTTCTCCTCGGCGGCGTCCTCCAAGCGGAACAGATCCTCCACCGGAGTCAGCTCGGTGGTGAAGTCCAGAAAGCGGAACCCCTCCTCGACATCCCACAGCGTGCACCCCAGCGGCCTGCGCAGATCACTCTCGCTGATCGACCCCCTGGTCACCGCCCCATGGTTGGCGAACCAGATCCTTCGTCCGTCGGGGGCGTCGTAACTCCACGCACCATGCATGTCGTGCACATGGCCGTAATACACGTGCGTGACCTGCTCGGGCAGCAGCGATACGAACAGCTCGATGTCCCAATACTCGAAGCGCAGCTCCTTGCCGGGCGGGTACAGCGGGGCATGAGCCACCACCACCGGAGCGGCCAAATCATCGATGGCCTGCATGGCCTTCTCGTCCAGCTCGCTCGATGTCCACGGCAACCCACACACATGCTCGGGACCGTTGGGGGCCGCGGGCCACAGGAACTGGATCGCTCCGGCCTTCTCCAACACGCCCAACGGGCTCTGGGGCAGGCTGGTGAGTCGGTCGTGCTGGATGTCGTGGTTGCCCGGCACCACGTACACCGGACACGGGTAGTTGGTGAAGACCCGCATGAGCTTGGCCACCAGACCATGGCTGGTGCGACTCGGAGCCTTGTGATGGAACAGATCTCCCACGAACACGACCGCCTCGGCGTCGGTCTCGGTCGCGGCCTTCGGGACCAACTCATCGAGCACCTTCCACATGTCGGTGAGGTACGCCTCGGTGCAGAACCTCGGTGGGTTGTCTGCTGCGTGGACATCGCCCACGAAGATGTATCTCTCCCTCATCACGACTGCCTCCCGTGCAGGGCGTCGCGGCGGGTGTTGTAAGCCATCTTCTGGGTGAGCATGTACTCCATCGACACATTCATCCACTCGCACATGTCCAGCACCCGGATCACCACGTCGCACAGCTCGTAGCCCAACCCGTCGGGCTTGCCGTTCTCGTCGGTGAACATGAAGTCCCGTAGCCCTGGCTGTCGTGGGAGATCTCGCAGCGCTTCGGTGGCCTCGGCCACCTCGGTGTGGATCAGCGCCAGCTTGGCGTACGCCTGCTGGTGGAAATCACTGAGCGTCGCGTGGGCCTCCCAGAACCCCTTGGTCCTGGCAGTGGTACCAACCGCACGCTGAGCGTCATCGATGGCTCCCATCACTCGCCCTCCATCGTGTCCAAGTGGGCCTTCTGATCGTCGGTGAGCCCCCCGTCCTGGGTGACCACCTGATCGATGAACTGGGCCAGATCGGCGGCGCACGCGGCGTACCCGGCACGGTCGGTGTAGTTGTCGAAGTGGCCGGGGTTGCTGATGGAGCGAGCAATCTTGAGCAGCTCCAGCATGTTGCACACGTCCAGCGAAGTCAGGTTGGAGAAGGGCTCCATGCGAGCGTCGAGGTATCCGTTCCACAGCGATGCGATCTTGCGGAACGAATCCTCGGGTGGGCCGTAGGTGTTGGCACGATCTCGGAGCACTGCGTCTGCGGCCTCTGCCAACACACGGGCTCGGGGGGACTTGTCGGGCTTCTCGGACTTGGACATGGGGACCTCTCTAGGTGATGACCAGTGGGCAGGTTGCACACAGACCAGCTTCGTTAATCAGCTCGGCTAGCGCCGACTTCTTATCAGACCAGAATGACTGAGAACTCTCGACACCCGCCGCCGCCAATTTTTGGGATTCTGCGGCTCGGTCCGCGTTCTGAATCAAACCCTGCAACTGCGAACGGTGGTACTGGAGCTGCTCCACCACGTCGAGCTTCGGTACGTCGGGCAACGGCTCGCCCTCTGCCCTGCTCTGAGCACGCTCCAGCTTGCCCACCAGCAGCCGCAACTCCTCGGCCTGCTCTGCTGCACGCAGGATGGCAGCAGCAGCGCTCACAGAGCGTTTGAGAGCGTCTACGTCGGGAAGCTGGGCCAGTCCCTCGGTGGCCTGATCGATCGCTGACTGGGCCACGGCGATGTCCTGCTTGGCCTGGCGAGCGCTGGCGCTCCCGTTGACCGCGGCCTTCTGGAGCACGTCTGCGCCAGTCAACTCACCAAAGAGCTGCGCCACCTCGCTGCCGGTCGCAGTGAGCAGGAACGGAGCATCGTGCTGGGTGGACAGACTCTCGTCGCCCACGTTGAGCCACTCGGCCACCGGCTCGGGCACGCTCGTGCCGCACTTGGCGAACTCGCTCGGCGCGCTGTTGATATGGAGCACGTAGTTGTTGGACCGACCCAGCACGCCTCGGGCGATGCTCACGCTCTGGTAGGGGTCGAGAACCTCGATGTCGACCTCGGTGCCCTTGGATCCGGCACGTACGTACGACGTGCCCCTGGCGTTGCGGAACACCAACCGCAGCGCTCGCAGCACCGCGCTCTTGCCAGTCGAGCTGGGACCCACCAACACTGTGAACCTGCCCAGCTCCAACTCCACGTCGGCCAAGCTCTGGAAGTTCCTGATCTTGACCCGGTGCAACTGGCTATCCCGTCCTTCGGAAGTCTCGGCGGCGGCGTCTCGCCCCTCTGTGTGATACCGACTCGAAGCTGATCACACCAGATACATCACTACAGCGACACTCACGCCACCCACACTGGGTGCAACACCCTGCCAGCGGAGCCTTGGGAGTGACCCCAGCCCGCAGCCTGCGACGGTCTCGCGGGCTGTACCCGCCCCATATCCCGTGGTCGACCTCACCTCGATCGAGCGCACTCTGCAAACACTCGGGCTGTACCGGGCACTGAGAACAAAGCTGTCGCGCCACACGGTACGCCTCGGCCAAGTACCCGGGGTGTGGCGGCTTGCGTCGGTCACTCCACGAATCACCGTCAGACGTCGGCCCCTCGGGGAAGAACGTCTCGGTCATGTTGGTGCTTGTGCACAACCCGTATTGCATCCAACTCGTATCAACGAGAGCCATTGGCCGCAGCTTCCTCCTCCGGTGTGGCTGGGCGCAGTGCCCACTGCACGATGCGCTCGGCGTCGGCGAAGATGTCATCCAACGCCATACCGCTGCCCCAGAGCGCCCCGCCTGCCGAAGCGATCGCCAGCGCCTGCATTCGCACTCCGGTGATGTCGCTCTTGTTGATGGTCCTGATGGGGACCGGTGAGCCCATCACCTGCAACGCTGCGGACTGGTCCGGTAGGGACAGTGCTCTCAGATCTCTGGCCAACGGAAACTCCTTTATCAGATCAGCCTGCATCGCCATAGTTGATGAAGCCCGGGTACTCGGCCTCGAAGACCTCATCACAGCGCGGGCACGTGAACTCTGCCTCGGGCGCGTCGGTCACCTGCTCGGCATCGAATGAGTCATCGACCCACACGCCCTCGAAGACCAACTCGCACGCGGGACAGTCGACGTTGGCGGCGAAGGTCAGCAGACCACCTCGGACACGGTGCTCGTCGCTGTCGAACGTCCTGGGCATCACATGCTCTCCGCTTCCAGCACCTGCCACGCCTCGACAATCGACGCCACGGCGTCCTGCAAGTCCTCCCACAGCGGGGAGACGGACCCACCCTGCTCCTCACGGTCGAGCAAGAACTCGTAGAACCGCTCGGCACTCTCGACATAGGCCGTCGGCTGGTGACGCTGCACCAGCGCTAGCGGTAGATCCCTACGACGCGGTGCTGGGAGTTTGAGCATCAGGAACACAACGAAGGCATCCGAATACGCCCGGAGCAACCTGAGCTTGGCTCCAGACGAGAGAGTCTCCTGCATGGTGTGAACCATGCGGGCGTGGAGATCGAAGACCACCACCTTCACCAGCTCGGTATCCCGCACATCGGCAACGCTGCGCCACGCATCGCGTAACGCCTCCGAAGGAGTCGGGACATCGATCATGGAAGCCCCCTCCTCGTACGACCAGATCTCATTGAACGCAGCGGCTTCACCATCGGTGAGAAACGGTCGCATCTGGGCTCCCTTCATCGCGTCACCCTCCCCCATATGAATCGGAATCGGAGCCGAACACGCTCGCCCAACGTCATCGGCAGCCACACCACGCCTGGACTCATGCGCGTCGACAGCGGGGACATCCTCGTCAACCCGACCCGCCGAACCCACCACCGATCACAGCACGGACACTGCCATTGATCGGACACCAGTACCAGATAGGGATCTGGTGTCATGCACTCGTGCTTCACAAGTTCGCCCTCCCGTATGCATACCGCCTTCCGGCGACTGATGCCAGATACCTACGTACGCGACAGAGCCACCCCCGAAGGGGTGGCCCTGCCTGGCGCGGCCCCTACAGCCTGCCGATCAGTCGCTGGCGGGGATCTTCGTCACCCGAGTGCGAACGGTCTGCCCGTCGGGCAGCGTGATGTCCACGTCACCCTGGAGATCCAAGTGGCCGGTCTCCACGGCCTCGAACGCGACCCGGGCGTTGCCGTACACCCGAGGCAGCTCGCCAGCGGCCTCCATCAGCGTGGTGGCCTGGCGTGCGGACACACCGTCGTTGGCCACGCTGGTGATGGCGTTCATGATCCCGTACATGGTGAGATCGTCCGACTCCACCATGGCCTCGGTGATGCGATCCCGCAGCACGCTCGGGATGCCGTAGCGCTCGTAGATGTTGCCCAGCGCACCGACCACATCGCCCCGGATCGGGACCTGGGTCAGCGACTGCACCTCATCGAAGCTCGTCTCCAGCTCGGCGAAGATCTGGTCGACCGACTGGGCAGCCCAGTCGTACACCTCGTTGGTGTCGTTGCCGCCACCGCCACGGCGGCTCCAGCGTCCCGACGTGGCGTAGGTGTTCGTGCAGCCGTTGGTGCACCACCATGCGAACAGGTAGCCGTCCAAGCTGGTGGAGTCCTCGCCCGTGAGGGAGTTGCGGACCTGTAGACCTGCACTCCACGAATCCTCTCGGGCGGCGGTGTCGCGGCCGGAGACGATCTTGCGGGTGTAGTCGGGGACGATCACCCGGAACTCGGTGAGACGCAGGCTGTGCTGGCGCTTGTAGTCGACCAGCAGATCATCCACGCGGGCGCCGTAGTAGTTGGCAGCTCGATCCACTGCGATGTCGAGCAACTGGAGGTTGCTGAACGGGCGGATCTGTCCTCCGGTGAAGCCCACGATGAGCTGATCGGTGCCCGCGGCGAGCGCCTTGTGCTGCTTGGGCTTGCCGTTGCTGCCGACCCGGAGCCCCTCCTGAAACCAGTAGTTGAGGTGGGTCTCGATGAGTCCCTCGGGGGTCCGCTGTGCGTATCCCTTGGGGATGCCGCACTTGCTGGTGGCCTCCAGCAGCGCCTCCTTGGACAGCGGGAACACGGTGCCGTTGATGTGGGCCACCGCGTTGACGGGCTCGGTGTCGGCGATGTTCTGGGCCTGGGTGAGCGCACCCTCGCCCAGCTCGAAGCGGATCTGCTCGCCCGTCTCGAACTCCATCTCGCTGAGCGGCTCGGTGGCTGCCAACTCGGTGTGGAGCTGCTCGATGGTGAGCAACCGGTCTCGCATCTGATCGATCGTGATGTCGGTCATGGTCAGTCTGTTCTCCTACTAGGTGGGACTCGTTGTCGTCCCGCTCATGTACTACTACCGCTTCGCTTCGATTTCCACCAGATCAGCTTCATCGAGCAGCTCGTTGGGAGACCCTAGCTTCAACTCGGCGGCAGCGCTGACCTTGCCCTCGGTCAGCTCGGGCGTGGGGATGAGCGTCACCGTCTCGGGGTCCCCCTCGGGCTCACCCTCGGCCAGCTTCTCCTCGGCGATCTCAGCCCAGACACGCAGCGCCTTCGGCGCGGCGTCGAGCATCTGCACCAGCTTGTCCTCTCCCCGCACCCAGCGCTGGCCCTTGGCGTCGACCTCGGTCTCCAGCCCCTCGAACGCGCCCTCCTCGCCCTCCAAGCCGGGGAAGCGGTAGATCCCCCCGGTGCCCTTCTTCACGACCTTGTAGGCCAGCAGCACGTTGAGCACGCTGAACGCCTGGCTGTACCCCTTGCCGAAGCTCACCCGGACCAGCGCCTGGCGGTGCGGTACGCCCACCTGATTCTTGTCGGTCTTCACCAGCGTGTGCACGCTCGTGATCGACTCGGCTTCGGTGTTGGTGAGAGGATCCCAGAACTTGCCCTTGTTGCGCTTGATGGTCACGAACTGCATCCGCAGCGTGGCGTAGTACTTGAGCGCACGGCCTCCCGGTGTGGACTTGCGCGGGGGCATCCCCGGACGACCACCACCGCCCATGTCGAGCAGCTCCATCTCGTGGTTGAGGAAGATGCCCAGCGTGTGCGTCTGGCGCAGCAGCGGCACGAACGCTTTGAGGAACTCGCTCATCAGACGAGCTTGCTCGGCCACGGTCTTCTGGCCGGTGTCCTTGTCGATCAGCGCGCTCGGGGTCATCGCGGCCACGCTGTCGAAGATCACCACCTCGATCTCCCCGGTGGCCACCAGCTTGCGGGCCACGTTGGCGCCCTGCTCCAAATTGTCAGGCTGCACGAACAGGAACGTCTCGGAGTCCACATCCACGCCCAACGCCTTGGCGTAACGGGGGTCGAGCTTCTGCTCGAAGTCGAAGTACAGCACCCGCTTGCCCTCCCGCTGGGCTCGGGCCGCGGTCATCAGCGCGCACGTGGTCTTGCCGCTGGCGGGCTGGCCGTACAACTCCACGCACCGGCCCAGTGGCAACCCACCCACTCCGGTGATGTAGTCGATGCCGATGTTGCCCGTGCTGATCGCAGGTACGTCCACCCCCGAAGCACTCAGCGGAGCGATGCGGACATCGAACTCCTTGGACACGCTCGCCAGAATCTCATCGAGACTCACGCACACACTCCTTCAAGAACGTACACGGCCCGCCTGGGGTCACCAGACGGGCCATGCGTTGAGAATTGGACTGACCATCCCTCTCACTGATGATGATACTGCCCCGCTTCACTTCCCACCAGTCATCTCCCAGTGGTGGATCAGCTTGGCAGCCAGGTGCGCATCCATGATGCACAGCTCGCCCACCTCACGCCCCTCCACTGTGCGGCGATCGCCGTGGATACCGATGATGGCCCACGGCCTGCCAGCAGCTCGCCTGCGGATCTTGCGGACCCACTCGAACACTGACCAGCGCTTCCGCCACTTGGCCTCGATCACCCAATCCCCGGCACCCTGAATGTCGTGGGACTCCCACCCACCCTGGAACCGCTTCACGCCCACGCTGGTGGGGTCGGTGGGGTCAGCTCGGGGGAACCCAGCAGCGACCAGAATGTCCACTGCCTGGTTCTCTCCGGCTGTTCCCTTGTCCTTGGCGGCGGTCACTTGAGCAGATCATCCAAGTCGGTAATGCCGCTGATCTCCTCCTTGGGCTCGGCCGGTGCCTCGGTGGGAGCCTCCAGCAGAGCGTCCAAGTCGTCGGTGACCGACGTCGTGGGGCGAGAGATCGGCTCGGTCTTGACCTCGGTATCTGCCTCGGTCGGCGAGTCGCTGGAGTTGAACAGATCGCTGAGCGCATCGGCGACATCGATCTTCTCGGCCGGAGCTGCGGCCGAGGCGCTGACCTGAGCGTCGCCCGCCTCCCAGCGGGCCACGTGCTCCCAGCGCTCGATGATCATCTCCAGATCTTCCTTGACGTAGCGCTCCTCGCGGACCTTGGCGCACAAGTCCATCAGCTCGGCGTCGGAGAACTTGTTCTCCTTGTACACGCTGGCGGTGTACGCCTTGGTCTCGTCGTTGGACATCCACGCGGCCTTCGGGCTGCCGTGGATCTCGAAGTTCTGGAACTGGGCGTTGGAGCACGGACCCAGCACCAAGTCGGTGGTTCGGAGATCGCCGAACTCCTCGGCGATGTCGACCAGCACGCTGAACCGCTTCTCGGTGAACGACCACACCAGCAGTGTCCCACCGAAGGGAACCTGCAACTCGGAGCTGCCCGGCTTGGTCTGGTACTTGAACACGTTCATGGCGAAGCGGCGCTTGGGTTCCTCGATCGCGTCGGGGTACTTGCGGCTCGCTGCGCAGATCACGCAGTTGTCGGGGTCGACGCCGCGCTGCTCCAGCACCTCGGGGTCACCGGTACATGCCGGAGTGCCCACGAAGTCGGTGTCGTAGACCTCGTAGGTCTCACCGTTGCGGCGCTCTCGCGTCACCATCTTCGGGCGCTGGCCCAGCAGAGCGATCTTCTCCAGCCGGTGATACCACCGGTACTGGGGACCCTCATCGAGAATGACCACCCGGGCCTTCTCGTCCTTCTCCAGCTTGAGCCGGGGGATCTCCGGTCCTGACTGGGTGTTCTCGCGGGTGAACTTCGCCAATGGCATGGGCTTGGTCGCTTTCTCTGTGGTCCCCAACCGGCTGGTTGCGGGGAGCTTGTCGATTCTACTACTCGTCGGGGTCGATCTTCACCAGATCGGCTACTTGCTGGTCACGCCAATCACGGTCGGGGTACTCGACGTGGCCGGGGTCTGCTGCTCGGTCCCTGAGGATCTCCTGCTGGCGCCGACGCCACCCCTCGCTGAGCGCCGCGGTGGAGCCACTCCTGATGGCCTCATCGATCTCGTTGGCGTTGAGCGATGGCCCGGCGCGGCCGTCCACGGGGTCGCCACCGATGGCGCTGCGCTTCTCGCCGATGTGGTGGCACTTCTTGTGCCACGCCTTGACCGCCACTGAGTCGGGCTCGACCTGGCTGGCCTTGGTCCGGTCGTACACGGAGCCATCGGCGTGCTGGGTCACCATGCGCTTGGACTCAGTGATCGAGATCTTCACCTTGCAGCGGTAACACCGCATCAGCCCTTCTCCTGATCCCACGCAGCGGGCTCGGGCTTGACGAAGGGGCCAGGGATGACCACCGTGGGAATCTTCAACTGCCGACCCACCTCCTCTGCGGCCTCGGCCCAATCATCCACGTGCAGAATCACCTTGGCTGAGTGGTTGACCTCGAAGTGGATGATGGACTCGATCTTGTGCTCGGCGTTGGGGCGGTGGTCACCGACCGGCCGCATGGCCAGATGGTTGTACGGCACGAAGTGGCGGTTGAGCCAACCCCTGGTCAAATCCTCGGCCGCGGCAGAGCGACCGGTGTTGATCAAGATGTAGTACCCACCGAAGTACAGCCCCCGCAGCAGCGTGCACACACCGTCGATGGTCTCGTCGTGCTCACAGAGCATGGAGTAGTCGGTCCACGTGTAGCCCTCGGGGTTGGGGGCCTCGCCACGGATCATCGGGACCATCCACTGGCGCTGGCGGGTGTCGGCCAGGGTGGAATCCAAGTCGAAGCTGATCGCGTTCCTCGTCATCTCTCTCATCTTTCCAGACTGCTCTCGAACTGCGCGGCCCGGATCAGCACGTGCAGATCATGTCGAATGCTCTCGGCCCCTCGGAACATGGCCTGCACAGCATCGAACGCTGCGGTGGTCTCGGAGTGCAGCGCCTCGGCCTCACGCTGGGTGCGACGCTCCTCAAAGCTCTCCAAATTGAAGTGTGCGTAGCGCTCTCGCGGACCAGCATCACGCACGCTGCCGCCCTTACCTCGTGCAGCCTGGTCCCAACGGTCCTCGGCTGCGGACTTGGCGGTGGCCAGAGCACGCTCGCTCACGCTGCGATAGCGGCGTAGCGCCACCACCAACGTCTCCAACTCATCGAGCCACGGGCGGATCGCCTGCAAGCTCTCGACCACCTCACCCGGGGTCGCGCCCTTGGCCGGGTACAGCTTGGTGATCTCTGCTCGACACACCTGCGCCTGGGTGATGATCTCACCCAATCGATCAGACGTACTCACAACATGCACCGGGCGTGGCTGTAGCCGCCCTCATCGGTGTGCACGATGCGCTCACCCGTCGAGATCGCATCGCCACACTCGCCACACGTCCCGTCGTACTGGGCCTGGAACTCCTTGGCGTGCACCGCTCGGCGCGCTGCCCGGTAGTCCCGCATCTGACGCGTCTTGCCCTTCGGCTTGCACAACGAGCACGTGAGCGGATCCATGTCGTGGATGCACAGCTCGTCGCTCATGTGTCACCCCACACGTCCTCGGTCTCCAGCGGGTGCTTGGTGCGGAGATGGTCCCGGTACTCGGTGAACCGGCTGCGCGCCTCGATCAGCTCGGGCTCGGCCAACGGATGATCGGCCACCATGGCGCTGTAGAGCAGCGTGGCGCACAGCAACCGGGCGAAGTTGAACCGCTCCAACGTCGACAGCTCTGCGTAGGGCAGACCCATCTCGGCGGCGCTCGACTCGATGTCGGGCTCCTCCAACTCGACGTGGTACTTCAACCAGACCCCGTTGGCCCTCTCCTCTGTGATCGCCTGTCTGAACTTCATGACTCTGCTACAGCCCCAGCCCCGACACCAACAGATCTTTCGTGTCCTCGAAGACCTCCCACTCCACACGACCCGTGTTGCCGAAGTGGATCACCGACGCGGTGTTGGCCCGCTCGCTCACACGTTGGGGCAAATCGACACTGCCTTTCGGGGTGACCACGTGCACCTCGCACTCGCCTGCGTTGGTGGCCAGCCACTCGGTGAACGACGACCACTGGGCCTTGGTCGGCATCGCCTGGAGCGTCACCACCATGCGCTTTGTTCCCAAGGACTCAGAGCCCTCGCTGGGCTCGTCGTACTGGGCGGCGGGGTCGGGCTGGAATGGCAGGGGCTCGGAGACCACAGCGGGGCTCTCAGGAGCAGGGAGAGGCTCTGGAGAGAGTGTTTGGGGGATGTCGTTGATGATGTCGTACACCGACCACCGCTCGGCCACGTGCTCCTCGGCCTCCACCAGACTGATCTCGTGGAGGTTGCCCCAATCCAACCCGACGGCCCAGTCCGCGGTGATCGGTGGGAACCCCGGCAGCGGGAAGCTGACCGCAGGATTGAGCAGCCGCATCATGTCGAAGGGGTCGATGGCGTCGGTGACCTCCCACGTGAGGGAGTCGTGCACGTTGGCGACCAGCCGCACGTCTGCCAGCAGACCAGCTTCTGCCAGCTTCTTGTGCTGACGGACCATGGCCACCTTCATGTAGTCGGCAGCACCGCCCTGCACCGGGGCATTGCCTGCCAAGCGCTCACCCTTCTCGAACACCCACCGGTCGTTGGACTCGAACTCCCAGATCTTGTGCTTGCGCCCCAGCCAGCTCACGGTGTAGCCCTTGGCGCTGGCCTCCTCGATCACCCGCTGGCGCCACACCTTGATCGACCCGTAGGTGTCGAAGTACGCCTGGTACAGCTCCTCGGCACGCTCCTGGGTGACCGCCAGCCGCTGAGCCAGCATCTTGGTGCTCATGCCGTAGACCAGAGCGAAGTTCATGGTCTTGCCGATGTCGCGCTGATCCCCGGTGACCTCATCGAAGGGGACATTGAGCATCAGGCTCGCGGTCACCCGGTGCACGTCGGTGCCGCTGGCGAACGCATCGATCAACGCCTGCTCCTTGGCCAGCCCGGCCACCACCCGTAGCTCGACCTGGCTGTAGTCGAAGTACAGGAAGTAGTTGCCCTCCTGGGGGCGGATCGATGGGCGGAACTCGAACTCCCAATGCGCGCCTGAGTCCAACTCGTAGCGGTACTTCTTCGGGGTCTGCTGGTAGGGAGGATCACTCACCGCGAAGCGGCCACTCACCACCACCGCCTGCATGGTGTTGGGATGGGTGCGACCGTCTGCTGCGCCGGAGTACGCCCGCTCGTACTTGTTGAGGTACGTGCCGTGGAGCTTCTTCAACTCCTTCCACCACAGAATCTTCTGCACCGCTGGGTAGTCCTTGGCCAACGGGGTCAGCGCGTCGGCACTGGTGCTCGGCTTGTCGGTCTTCTTGGACCGCATCGTCACGGGCAGGCCCAGCTTGTTGTACAGCACGTCGGAGAGTTGGGCGGGGCTGGCCAGGTTGACCTCAATACGGCTGGGGACGCCATCCACACCACCCTCCATGCCCACACCGAAGACCATCTCGCTCAACTCGTCCACCAGTTCGATTTCGAGCTGGTCGATGAACTCCAAACACCCCTCGGCCCCGGCGCGCAAGTAGTCCCAGTCGTAGTAGAGACCGACCTCCTCCATCGCCACGACCACATCGAGTACCTGCATCTCCAGCTTGTACACCGCGGTGTCGGCGACCAGAGGGTGGTGGCGAAGGTGTAGTGCGAGGCACCAGATGCTGTCGTCCACCGCATAGGAAATCACGGCCGGGGAGACAGGAAGATGGTTGAACCTGCTCCTGCGAAGCTCGGCGGGCTTGGCCCCCGGGAACAGGCTGGCGTAGGTGGCCTGCTCGTAGGCGAACACGTCGTACACCAGCGACTTCAACGCGAAGCTCTGCCACTCCTGCAACACGTACGCCTCGATCTGGGTGTCGCTGAACACGCGGCAGTGGTAGCCGAACCCTCGGGGCTGGGGTTGGGCCAAGCACCGGATCTCGAACTTGGCGTTGTGAGCCACACCCAGACCAGATTGCAGTGCGGGCTTCATGACCTCGGCCACGGTGGCCAAGTCCTCGTTGCGCTCCAAGTCGTGCGCCAGAGGCACGTAGAAGCCCTCGTCGGTGTTCATGGCGTAGGAGATCCCCACGACCTTCATCAACTCGGGAGTGGTAGCGGCCTTGTCCCGATCATCGCCGTCGTAGCCGGTCTCGATGTCGAACCCGAACACGATGCCCTCGGAACAGATCTTGTCCATGTGCTCCCGGAGCTGATCGATGTCGGTCACTCGCTGGGTCAGCTTCATGTCTCTCGCTCCTTCACCCGGCGTCGCATGTAGCGATGCGTCTTGGACTCAGCCTCGGTGACCTCACCGTCGACCACCCGCAGGTTGGTGATGTTGGCGAGCACGAGCTGCGCGCACTCCGGTCCGTAGAACCGCTTGCCGATCTTGGTGGCGGTCTCCTTGCGCACGAGCTGACCGCAGCGGGGACAGCGCGCCACCGCACTCCAGTGGCGTGGGGTGGGCTTGGTCACACCGACTCCTCCTGATGCAGCACCTTCACACCGAAGTCTCGCAGACGGGCCTCGGCTCTGCTGCCGCGCTCGACCAAGTGGATGTCATCCACGCCCCCGTCCTTGGCCAGCGACTCGACCACCAACTCGCTCACGTACTGCTTGGCGGCGTCGTAGCGCTTGAACTCCCCACGAAGCACCCACACGCAGATCTCTCCCTGCCAAAGGTCGGGCACCAGCGGATGCGCCACCACCCGGATGCACGTCGAAGGCAGCCGAGCGCGGCCGTCGGCCAGCACGTACTTGTTCTCCAGATACTCCCGACACACCTCAGCGCTCTTGGTGGTGGTGCCGACCACCCACTCCTGCGCGTAGACACGCCACGTGTTCGCTTCCATCACCAACTCCTCACCAACATCTCCAAGGCACCCACGGCGGGGCCTCGTTTCGTGGCCTCGTCCGCAGCGGCCAACAGCCTGCGGGCGTGAGCCACCTTGGCCTGGTTGTACCGACCTGCCACCTTCTCGAAGCGGCGCTCCACGAACACCGGGACGTTGGCGTGGGTGTTCGTGCGGAACGCTCGGTGCATCTCCTGCATCTGGCGCAACCTCGCTACGAACAACCCCAGCACCTGGCGGGGCTCGATGGTCTCGACCAGAGCCATCGCCCGCTTCTTGTCCCCCAGCACCACGTAGTCCACGAAGTCTCCGGCGACGAACTCCTCCCCCAGCAACGCCACGTGCTCGGGACGGGCGTTGCCGAACATGGCCAACTTGTCGCAGAGCTGATAGCTGCGGCGTGGATCGTTCATGGTGCGATCGATCACAGCGTTGATCACCGTCGCGCTCATGGTGTCGAACTCTGTCGAGAGCCACTCGAAGGTGTCGGCCTCCTTGGGTGGAGCGCAACGGATCACGTCACCCTTGTCGCGGATCATGGCCACGTGGTCCTTGTCGGACTCGATCTTGTGATCGTCGCTGTCGAAGATCAGATACAGCTTGGGCATGGTGCGCATCTCTGACGCCCACAGCTCCAGCTTGTCCCAATCACTCACCTTGTGAGCACGGGTACCAACGATGACGCGGGGCTCGTCATCGATCCCGTACTGGAAGGCGCTCGCCCAGAAGTCTCTGATCCCATTCGCCGAACTGATGTCGTACCACGCCCGGTTCTGGGCGTAACGCTCAACCAGATCCTTCACGACCTCCAAACGCAACCACTCATCGGAACCGCACACCCACGTCAACCGCCGCGGCGCCCGCTCATAGCGACGGCGGATGTGCTGGATGAACGTCGCCACCTCACCCCACCAGACTGTGTTCGGCCACGATCTCGGGGTCGACATCGACCTCGAAGTGCGTGCCGCAACTCACACAGACCAGCTCGTGTCGGCCGGGCCTGTCCACATCCACCGTGGAGCAGCACACCGGACAGAACAACTGGGTGGCGAACTCGTCTTCATCCATCACTGGTCCTCTCTCGACAACGACCCCACCGCCCACAGCAAGAGCATGAGCGGCCACATCAACGCGAACGTGGCGATGAGCAGACCCATCAGGGTCATGTCGACCTTGCTGTCGACCTCGACCAACGGACCCATCTCCTTCCACACCGCTCGACACACCGGCCGGAACGAGACCGCGGCGCCGATCGCCCACACAAGAGCTACCGCCCAGCCGACGGTCATACCAGATTCTCTGAGATCGACGCCACTGCGACAGCCATGGCCAGCTCTGGGCGAGCACCGCTGTAGTCGCACAGCTCCCGCCACATCGGCAGTGCCTGGGCTCTGGGAATCTGCCACGACCCCACCTCTCGCAGCGGACGACCTGCGGCGCTGGCCACGAGCCAGCGCATGAACAGCCGGTGCTTGTCCTCGTCCCAGTGATCGATGCTGGACTCCAGCAACCGACGGTCCTTCTGGGCCAGCGCTCGGGCCACGTTGGCGACCGCAGACACCGCTGGAGACCCTCCCAGCACCCGATGCGCGTCCTCCACGCTTCCCACTCCCACCTTGATGGCCACGTCCTTCGCTCGATCAGGGTCCATGCCCTGGGCGCGCAGCGCTCGCTCGAGATCTTGCGGTCCCAGCAACCCCAACGTCACCACCATGCATCGGCTCAACACGGTGGGCAGCAGCGTCGCCCTCGAACCGATCACCACCACACGGGCGCGCCCAGGGTCCTCGATGGCCTTGAGCACGGCGTTCTGCTGGCGAGCGCTGTCCTCGCCGAACTCCAGCACGACCAAACGGGGCGGTCTGCGGATGATGTCGAGCACCGCGGCGCGGGCGTCGTCCATGGTCACACCCTCGTAGCTACACACGAATGCTGGGGGCACCCGAAGATGTCGCGCCCACGCCTGAGCGAAGCCCCGGGCACCGATCCTGGCGTCGGGATTGGACAGCAGCGCCAGCGCATGGGGATCGGCGGCGAGCACCGCGTCCCACTGCGCCTCGGCGCCGATCACCGCAGCCGGTCGGCCCACGGCTCGATCTCCTCGCGCACCATGTAGATCCAGTTCCCGACTGTCGACACGCTGATGGACAGCTCCCGGGCCACGATGTTGCGGTCGATCTCACTGCGCCCCTCCAGCACCTGCGCCAGCAGCGCAGCAAAGAAGGGCTCCAAGTCGCGGCGCCCGACCTTGGGCAGCTCGGCGACTCGTGCCTGCATGTCCTTCACGGTGGCGATCAGCTCGTCGCTCCAGCACTGGTCGGGAGTCTCGAAGGATTCGGTATCGATCAGCTCGTCCTTGAGATGCTCCCGTTTGCTGGAGCGACGCTCCCGGTCACGGATACCTCGGGCGTAGCGCTCGGCGAACGCACAGATGAAAGTGGAGAAGCGCGCCGGGTAGTAGCGCCCGTCGGCCACGGTCACGTAGTCGGGGTCGAACTTCTCCATGAACCCACGCTCGATGAAGCGACACAGGATCTCACTGGCGGCGTCCTCCACGTTGATGATTCCCATGTTGGCGCAAATGGCCTCGATACGTGGCCGGTAAAGCCGATACATAGAGTCCAGAGTCGCTGGGCGGGAAACCCAGTCAGCTTCGGTCTTGGTTGTCACGGTCTGGTCAGTCCATTTCTATTAGGTGGTTCTGCAACCACACTCTAGCACAACTTATTGCGTGCCGACAACACCTTTACTGGGCGAAAGACCACTCCCGGTACTCCGGTCGGGCCTCGTTCGGCACCCGGATCGGGTTGGGAGCATTGTCCACTCGCACACGCACTCGCTGGTAGATCTCTGCGTCCCACTCGATGCCGGGCCAGGGACCGTACACCCACTTCGGAGTCAAAGCGGGGATGGTCTGGGGAAGCTCAATCGAACCTGGGCCATTCACAATGAGATGCCACCGCCCAGGAGGATGTCCGTCGATGACAGCGAAGTGCACAGACCCCTCGAATGCCGCCTGCGCGGCTCGCCACTTGGCGAGATCCATTGTGGTCACACGTCCGTTCTTGATCTCGATGACGGCGCGGTGATGCGGAAGCCAGAAGTCGGGAAGATACTGGGCGGCGCCACCGACGTAGAAGGGCTCGTGAACCGGATCGGCTCCGGTCTCGACCAAGAACTCTCCCCACAACGCCTCGGCGACGGAGCGATAGATCGTGGAGCCAATCTCGACAGCGGTGCCAAGCCTCACGGAAGCGTGACGGCCTGGTAGTCATCAGCCATGGTCTTCAACACGGTGGCCCCGACGAAGAACCACTGACGCCCGCTCTTGTCGCGGTGGATGGTGTCGTCGGCGTAGGGACCGGGGTCGATCTCTGGACCATCGATCAGCATCACGAGATAGCCGTTGCGGCCTCGGTTGCCGAGAGGTGTCTGCATCTTGTCGCGCCCCTTGGACTCCAAGAAGGCGGGGGTCACGTCCCGCAGGATCTGGAACTTGCGATCCTTGAACAACCCATCGAGCTTCGCCGTCTGCGTTGCGAGCAACTTCTCGACGCGCTGAACCTGATCAACCTCTGACACGACGCCCTCCTGATGTGACTGTTGGCCCGCACACTGTGGTACAGATCGTGCCGCTAGTCCAACAGACCCTTCGGAGTGCGCCACCGGTCGGCCTGGGCCAGCCGCTGCTCGGCGAGACGCACCCGGAGCTTCTCCAGCCTCTCGTCACGAGCGTCGATGCGAGCCGAGTCACTGCCCTCGGCAGCGAGCCAACGCGCTTCTTCGGCCACTGGGTCCAGCGCCCGCTCCGGCTCGGCTCGGTAGAGCGCGGCGTAGGCGGGACACTGGACCACGTGGGCCTGGATCTTGCGGATGCTGGCGTCGCGCCGTCCGCACCCGGCGCACCGCCCTGCTGCCACCTAGAACCTCTCGTCCCACGTGCCTCCGCACCGCGGACACTCGTAGGTGGCGATGAAGTCCCCCAGCAGCGTGCGGCTGATGTGGCTGGGCTCCACCACGCCCTGGTATCCACACTCCAGCCACACGTCGGAGTCACTGGTGGCGATATCGGCATCGCACTCGTAGTCGACTGCGAACTCGTCTGCGTACAGCTTCACGCTGCCTCCTCCTCGATCTCGGGCTTGACCACCGGGGGAAGCTCGCCAGCCTTGCGGGCTTGGGCGAAGGTCTTGCCGGTGAGGTTCTTGTGGCACGTCGGACCGATGCCGTACTGGGCGCTCTCGATGTTGTCGAGCTGGGTGCCACAGATCAGACAGTGGCCGGTCTCGATGCCGTGGACCCGGGCCTGCTCGTACGTGAGCCGGGCCTCGGAGACCAGCGAGCGGAACGGGCTCTTGCCCACGTACTCCCACCCGGTGCCTCGGAGCACCTTGGCGTAGGTGTTGTTCCCGGCGCGGTTGGCCTGAACCCGGTACACCTCACCGTCGACCATGTAGTAGCCGATCTCGGGATCGTTGCTGGTGTCAGCGATCTTGGGTCGGGCTGCGACCTCGGTGCGCACCTCGTGGAGCTTGCCCTTGAGCCAGTCGATGAGCTGGCTGGCGTGGCGACGGCTGTAGGGGGCGAAGTCCATGGACTCGGTGGGGACCCAGCCCAGAGTGGCGAGCTGGTCGAGCAGAGTGTCGATGAAAGCGACCTGCTTGTCGGTTGCGGGGATGGGAGTGCTCATCGGTGGTTCCTTCCTGATTGGTATGAGATCAGCATACGCTATGCGTTGCGTGCTGTCAACCTAGAAGATTGAGTTTCTCATCATCCACGTGATCGATCACCGGCATGGCGTTGGCTTCCTCATCGAGCTTGGCGCGACGCTCCGCGGCCATCCCTGAGCGCCGCTCGATCTCCTCGCGCACCCACTTCACACTGAGCAGCAGCAGATCATTCTGGCTGCCCGGTCCGTACGAGAGTCGCCGCAGCTCGGTCATGGGAACGCGGCCCTCTCGCACCTTCTTGGACACGGCCTGGCGAGTCAGCGACAGGGCGTCGGCTGCACGTTGGATGGTCACCCACCCTCCCAGCTCGGGCACGTCTGTCACATCGATCTTGGGCATGGGCGTTCCTTCCCTTGGGCAGCGGTGCGGATCAACTCCTGGGACTTGTCCCACCATGTCGCTGCGTCGTCTGCGGTCTCTATCACGTCGGCCACGCTCGCACAGCGGATGAGCGCGGTCCTGGCTCGGTCTCTGTCGTCTCCGGTGAAGCTCACGTCGACCCATCGGCGCATGGCGTCCAACAGATCAGCTCGATTCACATCCACATCTCGCAGCATCAACTCCACAGCCGCATCGACATCTCCGACCGACACACCGTAGCGGGCTGCCATCTCTTTGGCGGCTCGCTGCTCGGACACGTCCCACAGCATCGCTGCGGCCCTAGTAGGAGTGAAGAACCCGCACCCGGCGAAGCAGAACGCGGTGTTGGTGGCGTACACGCGGAACGCCTTCTCGGCGCCGCCATCGGCGTGCAACCACCGCCACGGGCAGTGGGTCTTGATGCTGCGGCCGCTGCCGGGGTCGGCTACGTCGAAGCCCTCATCGCTGAGGAACTTGACGAGACCGACCTCGGCATTGACGGCTTCGATGATGCGGACATCCCACCCAGCATCACCCGACGCGGTAGACATCTTCGGACTCGGCGGCGTCGACATCCTCGGCGTGCTCCACGCGGCGGATGATGCCGTCGATGATCTGGCGAGCCCACGCCCGGTCCTTGTCGGTGTCGAACTGACCCAGCGAGCGGCGCAGCGCCTTCTTGAAGGCGTAGGGGCTGAGCACCGCCACGCTGGTGCCACGCATGACGGCGGTGGGGTGGATCAGCTTGTTGATCCCGTCCCAGATCTCGTCGGAACCGTTGTTCTGAACGACCTCGGTGAACTCCAGCATGTACCGGCGAGCGGAGTCGGTCACCTTGATGCGCAGCTTCACCTTGGGTGGGCGGGGCTTGGTCTTGCCGTAGGCCACCTTGTACATCCGACCCACGGTGCCGGGGATCTTGTCGGCGATGTGCTTGGCGTCGGCACGATCGATCAGCTCTCCCCAGATCTCAGGGAGGTTGTCGTCGGCCTCGGGGATCTCGGTGAGCACCTCATCGAGCAGCGCTTTGATCTCGGGGACTTCGGTGTAGCCCTCCTCGGCGCCGCGGATGCGGTTGATGTTGGTACGGATCGCACTCTTGGATGCGGGCATTGTCTTGCTCCTTTCGCCCTCTTGGGGCTTCCTACTTGCTGACTGGCAGCGGCTGCTGGCAGAACTTACACAGCGCCTGGTCGGAGATCACGTTCGTTCCGTGGACTCCGCGGCACTTCGGGTTGGTACAGCTCACCATCTGGGGGCTGCGACCTCGGCGGTGGTCACTCATCGCTCATGGAATCGAGAAGACGGGCGATCGTGAGCAGGTCACGAACCTCCAAGCGGTACTCCGCATCCATGCCGTGGACGTGAACCACCCCGAAGCTGGGGTCCTGGCGGCTGTAGAACTCGGCGATGCCTCTCAACGTCGTGGCCAGCGAATCGGCAGTGGTCGGCATTTCTTCTTCCTCTCTTGGGAGCATGAATAGCTCGTAGATGTGTCGGTTGTCGGTCGGGAATCTCATCGGAAGAAGTCCCTCCCCTGGGTGACCACCATGGCCACCACTGTGATCACAGCGATGGCCATGGCGATGTTGAGAACGATGTGGAGCGGGATCATCGGACCTTCGCCCCGATCACCGTGGCGAGCACTGCGTCCTCGGAAACCGGGTCGATGATCACCCGGAACTCCACGCTCTGGCGGCGGATCTTCCACGCCCCATCGAGCTTGTCGGTGTGGGTGGCCCGCTCGGCGAAGCGCTCGAAGCTGCCGTGCCACATCTTCTCCATGAGCCGGTCGGCGACGAGAGCTTCACGCATGGGCATGGCCATGATCTGCTCGAAAGCGTCGGGGGCGATCTCGACATGCATCTGGGTTCGCATCGGTGGTTCCTCTCTCTGCCCTGGTGGGGCCTCGGTTGCTATGAGATGATTGTAGGGTATGAGTTGCGACCTGTCAACCATCTTCTGGAGATTTCTCACACGCGATCCACCTGGCGAACCGTCGTGGTAGGGCGCAGGCTCTCGGGGTCAGCCACCCGATCCCGGTGCACGATGTGCGAGCGCACCCACACCAACCGTGACTGGCTACGGCCCGGCCCCACCCGCTGATTGCGCCAGTGTCCCCGACGCCAGTGCGGGCTGACCTCTGTCCCGGTGCCCTCTGAGCCCTCACCAGAGCGGCTGTGACGGCGCAGCTTGATGGTGCGCACCATCTGCTCGTGGAGACCCTTGCGAGCCCGCTGACGGCGCTGCTGGCGCCCGATGGCAGTCGTCCCGGTGGTGGCCTCCTCGGCGCTCCACGCGAACAGCGCCAACAGCCACCGGACCAGCTCGTAGTAGTCGTCATGCCACAGCGCTGCTGGGTCATCAACACCATCGATCTGGAACCTGGCCCCCACCATCGAACCCTGCGGGGACAGCGGAAACACGTCCCTGTTGGCACCCAACCCCGTCACCAGCGACGTGTAACACCACGGGTACACGAACAGCAGCTTCTCCTCGGCCACCTCGGTGTCGAGCAAGACCCACGACAGTGCGTGGAACATCATCGGGATCTCATCCGGCTCGTAGTCAGAGTCTCGGGAATCGACCACCTGCACGCGAAAGCGACTGGGGATGCACGACGGGACGCTGACGATCCCCGTCGGAGCCGGGATGGACTCGATGCTGATGGTCTCGTTGTAGGGCAACGGCACGCTCGCGGCCAGCTTGGTGATCTCGGTCGCGATGTCGTCGGCAACGGTCCAAAGCTGCGGATCGTCGGCCACCGATGTGTGCTGAGCCTCCACCAAGTGATCGAACACCGATCTCGTCCAATTCCGGTAGGGGTCGTACTCGGTCCAAATCGACCACATCTCCTCCCGCAAGTCGTGTCGGGAGGTGATGGCCATAGCACGCTCCTGAAAGGCCAGGACCGTCTGTACGTCGTCTCGCAGCCTCCGCTCTGCGCTCATCACTCCTCCTCGCCCGCGGCCGCGATGGCCCGGGCGTAGAGCACGTCACTGAGGATGGAGACCAGTGCCTCGGCCTGCTCGATGGTCATGTGCTGGGTGTGAGTAGAGCTGGCGTCTGGAGATGTCCGACGAATGAAGCTGATCTCGATGACCTCTCGTCCAAACCGGACAATGAGATCAACATCCACGCTGTGCTCGACAACCACGGTGGCTCCTCCCTGGTGTGTAGGCGAAAACTCTCGCCGAGAAAGGACCACTCTAGATCATAGGTTGCGTGCTGTCAAGTGGTGGCTGTGTTGCAATCCAGTGTCAGAGATCGAGCAGCGAATCCAACGCCGCCAGCTCGGCGTCGTCACTACTAGACCAGCTCATTTCCGCAGCAGTGATCTGCTCGGCGACCCGGCGAGAGCCTGCATCGGTGAAGGTGCAACTGGCGTAGTCCACCCTCGCTGAGATGTCATCAGCTCTGGTGCCGTCACGGTTCTTGAGTACCTGCAACGTCACATCGTCGTGGCGGGGGTAGTGCCCGCCCTCAGGAGAGCGTCGGAACAGCCCCAAGATCACGTCCGATGACTTCTCGGCCTCGGCGGTGTCGGAGAGACTGGCCAGCGAGTAGCGGCCGCTGCGCTCGGCCTCGGCACGGGCGTTGCGGCTCACCTGCCACGGCGAGATCGTCGCGATGCCCTCCCCGTCGCCGAAGGTCGCCGCCATGTTCTTGGCCGACTTGAGGGTCTCGGTCAGCTCGTCGCGGGCCTCACGGCGCCTGCGCTCGGGGGCCAGCAGACCCAAGTAGTCGATGATGAGCAAGTCGATGGGGGTGCGGCCGTGGTAGCGACGGATCTGGCCTTCGAGCTGGGTGATGTTCGCGCCCTTGGGGACCTGAGCCACGTGCAGCGCCCCGTAGCGGCCGTCGCGAACCCCTTCGGTCAGATCCTCGCTGACGGCGCGGAGCACCTGCTCGTGCTCGATCGACAGCGTGGCCCGCTTCACCTCGGCAGAATCCAACGGCTCGGCCATGCCGAACTCAGGCTGGGCGCTGTGGCGGCAGTAGAGGCGACGACGCACCGTCGGGCGCAGCGTCTCGGTGGTGGCGAAGAACACGTTCTTGCGCTGCATCACCGCGGCGTGCCACGCGAGGTTCACGCAGAAGGTGGTCTTGCCGTCGCTCGTCCAGCCGATCACCAGACCCAATTCTCCGGCGTCGATGCTGCCCAGCACTCTGTCCAATCCAGCCAGTCCCGTGAGGACTCCCGGCGCTCGGCCCTGCTCACGCAGCCCCTTGGCATCGGCGTACTCGGCCATCACATCGGCGCCCTCCCGCAACACGTCACCCTCGGGGGCGTCGTGGCGGTTCTGCTCGGCATCGATGTGAGCGAGCTGGCTCAGCAGCCACTCCCGGGCGTCCTCATCACCGACCAGATGGTCTCGTCCGATGCGGGCGCCGTCGGCACGCATGATCTCGGCCGCGGTGGCCACCGCCTGGCGAGTGCGTTCCCTAGCCCGCCGCCTGCGCAGCTCATCGAGTCCGAACACGAACTGGTCGTGGCGAACCTGGCCCCCGCCGAGAGCCGCGGCCTCGTCGTAGCACTGCACCAACCGGGCGCTGCGGCCCACGTCGTTGCCCCGGCTCGCAAGATCTCGCAGCTCGTCGCCACCGATGACCTCACCGGTCTGGGTGCTGTAGCGGTCCAGCAGCTCCAGCATCGTGGCCTGGGCGCTGTCGGAGAAGTGCTCGGGTGACACCCGACGCAGCGCCATGTCCAGCGCGGCGGGGTCCCTGGTCTGGATCACCCGGGCCAGCACCACCATGCCCACCTCGGCATCGGTGCGCGGACTGATCTGAGTCATGGGGCTCGCTGGGTCTGGGCGACGGGGGAAGGGTCGCGGGGTGGTGGGGCCAAGGCACCTCGGGCGAAGGTTGTCATGGGAGCCCCACCACCCCGGTGCACTGTTCTACACGGTCCCGCCCGGTTTCACCAGACTCGTTCATCCTGTGGCCGACCACAAGATCACCGCGGCGGGCGTCTCCACCCCAACTCGAACACACCCTCGGGGGTGATGGCCTCAGCTCCGCAGGACCGGCAGCGGCCCCGCTTGGTGATCCACACGAACTCGGTGGGCTCGTCGCCTGCTTCGGGGTCGGTCACCACCTCGTAGCGCTCGATGAGCTGGAGCGCGGTGCTGCGATCTCCGTGAGCGGGACAGGAATGGCGCATGATGGCCAAGTAGGCCGGGGGCTGGTATCTGGGTGCGGTGGCGGCGATCTCGGCGTCCAGAGCGGCTTGGAGAGCGTCTCTGAGGCGACGGCCCTGGGCCTTGGTGGCGTCATCCAGCTCGAAATCGAGCCGGTCCCGTGGTGAGAGCTGCGTCATGACCCATCCATGATGATGCTTGCGGCGAGCAAACCAGCCACGGCCAGACCCACTCCTGAGAGCATCCACCCAGCGACGAAGTTCGGACTCACCACGTCGTACAGCCGCAACCAGAGCACGGTGATGCTGCTGAGGGTGGCAGCGGCGAGCACCGCCAGCCACAGCTTCTGATTCTTGCTCATCAGACCCTCCTGGGGCTCGGTGATGTGAGAGATAGCGGGGGTGGGAGGTGTTGGGCGGGCAACACCTCCCACCCCCGCTAGATCAGCTTGGCGTCTCGGATCTCCGGCGCCAGCGCGTTGTAGCACGGCGTGCACAGAATCCACGTGTCGATGTCGCGGTCGACCATCTCGGCCATGGTGATCCCGAAGTCCTCCTCCAGCTCGGTCTCCACATCACCCACCGTCTGGTTCGGATCGGTATTGAAGATCTGCTGGCAGCTCCCGCACCGGAACACCCCCACCAGCTTCTGCTCCGCATCGGGGATCTGGCGCCGCTGGCGCTTCGCCGCATCTGGCCTGCGGCCGTTGGTCCTGCTCATCGTTCTCCTCCTCGCCCCACCACATCGCCCGGCCAGACCACATCGCCCTGCCCACAACTCACAGCCGCTTGACCACCCGACGGCGGATGTCGTCAGCCACCCGAGCCTTCTGGGCACGCTCGAACACCCGCTGCGTGCGGGCGTCCCAGATCCCATTCACATCGAGCTTACGACGCTGGCGCTTGATGATCTCGGCGTTGAGCTGACGCTGCCAGCGGCGCACCGCCTCGGCAGTGCCCGGCCCGAAGACCGCATCGCGGTCCACACCCAACTGGCGCTGGAGTCGGCGCACATCGCCACCTCGGAGCCCGGCGTAGAGCGGGCGGTGCACCCCGGGTCGGCGGGGCCAGGGTCCGGGCAGCCACCCCAAGTCGCTGGGGGAACGGTCCGGGAACGCCTCCACGTGCCACACCTCCACCGCCCCGTACTTGAGTGGCCAATCCAACCCGAAGCGCGCCAGTCGGCTGTGCAGCGAGGACCAACTCGCCCCGGTGTTGCGGAAGTCCACGGCGTAGCCGACCTCCACCGGATTGCGGGAGTGGTCCCGGCCCCACGCCTCGCTCCAGCGTGCGTCCTGGCGCTGGGCCATGTGGTTGGAGCCGTAGCGCAGCACGCCCTCGGCGTCGGGACCGCTGGAGCGGGCGATGTAGGGGTTGGCCACATACGCGCACCGGCCCTGCTGCAAGCAGATCCGGTTGTAGAGGTAGATCTGCTCGCTGCGAGTGCGGACACCGGAGAGGATCTGGAAGTTGCCGTAGCCCGGCTGGAGACTGGCCAACCCGGCGTTGGTCAAGTCCACGAACAGCGCGGCGAGCCGAAGCCCCAGGATGGGGTGCAGGTCGGTGACGTTGACCCCACTGTGGACCAGATGAAGCTGGAGGTAGCGACGCCAGTTGAACTTCGGCGCCCTGAACACGTCACGTGGGTTGGTCGGCCATCTGCTCATCGCCGCCCGGCCTCTCCACCCAGATACTCGTCAGCGGCATCACCCATCACCGACTGCCCCATCACCGAACCCGACAGGCTCCCCGATTTGACGGGGGGATCGTCGTCGCTGGTGTCGTCGGGAAGGTGCTGCCAATTCAGCTCGGCGTCATCAGATGCATCCTCGGGAGCGAACCGCTCCTCATCATCCTCGAACAGGCTCGACAACCCATAGGTGTCCACCATCTGGGCTTCGCCCAGCAACTGGATCCACTCATCCTCGGTGATCGGGGTGTCACTCACTGGCCCCTCCCGGCACGTCTCGGGCCGCGGCCACCGCAGCCCGCATCTTGGCCACTTCGGCGATTGCGGTGTTCGCCTCGGCGCTCACCGCTCGGATCTCCGACCGCAACTGGCCCACCATGTCCCTGACTTCGTTGAGCGACGCGATGGCCGACTCGACTCCCTCGATGTTCACGCTGATCGTGATCTCGCCCTCCGGCTTCGCCATCTGTGGCCTCCATCTCGGCTCGTAGCGATGCAGCAACCCTACTCAAGAACGCCACCATGTCGGGGATTGGTTCCACCCGTCAGGTATCGGCCCTGCGGGCCAACCACCTGACTCATGACGGGTCGCCCTCTCGCCCGCTGATGTGGTGCAAGTCGTCATCGCACTGCGTGCCGTCCTCGGGGTCGACCATCCCTCGGTAATCAGCCCGCTCGGCCTCCAGCTCGGCGATGCGGGCGTCTTGCGCCTCGATGCGGTCGGCTGCCCACTTCACAGCGACCGAGGAAGGACTCGGCCAGCGCCCGATGGTCCGCACGAAGGCCAACTTGTCGGCATCGGTGAAACTGCTCCACCACTCATGCAGCCATCTCAGGTCGTCGCTCATGACGCACCGTCCTCCATGAGCATGAACTCGGCTATCGCTTTCGGGCTTGACATGCAGGTGAACTGGCGGGGCGGCTTTCCAGTGCCGTGATGCAGAACACCCAGAAACCCAGTACGTAGGCGCTCCACCTCGGCTTCCAACTCCTCGATGCGGTCGGCGGCGTCGCATAGCTCACTGCTGTCATCGCCTCGCAACCCAGCCAGTCGGGAGGCTTCCCGCAACCGTGCGGTCAAGTCGTCGCTCATGACCCACCGTCCTCGGGCGGGGCTGAGATCCCGTCGAGTGCCGATGTCGGCAACACTCCGAGCGAGGAAATGGCCTTACGGATCAGCCGCAGCCATCCCTTCAGCCGGTAGGCCTCGGCTTCCAACTCCTCGATGCGGGCGTCTTGTGTCTCGATGCGGTCGGCTGCTCGGCGGGTGAGGTTGGTGGCGATAGCCGGGTTCCGCAGCCGTTCGGTCAAGTCGTCGCTCATGATGTGCCGTCCTCGGCGGTGAGGTGTTGGGGTCGGAGCGCGATTGCGGTCTCCGATCGGATGCCGTTGGCGGCTTCGTCGATGACGCGCAAGAAGTAGTGGAGGCGTGCGATCTCTTTGGCCTGCGCCTCGATGCGGTCGGCGGCTTTGAACAGGGTGAACGCTTTGTGCGGCAGCAGCTCGTCGTTCATGGCGTGAGCGATGTCGCGCAGCCGGTCAGAAAGTTCTTCGACGGTGTGCGGCGTGTCGGTCATGACGCCACCAGCCGATCGAACGTGCGCCCACCGGGACGCTCATAGTTGATTGTGGCTTCGAGTCGTTTGGCGCACATGGCCGCCGTTGAAACGGTCAACGGCGCTCGGCCTTGAGAGTTAACGAACGTGCGGTGGTCAGTTCCGACAACGAACACCGGATGAGCCTCGATGCCGACCCATTCGGCGTACCACTTACCGGCACGGTCGTAGCGGACGATCTCCCACTCGTCGGTGTATGCGTGAACCGTGCGGTCGCTCATGACCCACCACCGAGGCGGCGGACCAGGGCGTAGAGCCCGCCCCAGGCGACCGCAGCCAGCGCCATCCCGACCACGATGCCCCGTGCCGGGGACGGCTCGATCTCGATGATGCGGTGTGGCGGCAGTTCGTGGATATGCCTGAGATGTGGTGTCTCGCTCATGATGCCGCCCTGCGGCGGTCGCTCGGCTTCATGCGCTCAGGGAGTGGCGCCCTGCGGCGCACCTGCTTCGGCGAGCAGCACCCGCACGCCCGCACATCTCGACACCGCTGCCACGGCTCCAGCCGCTGCGCGGCCCACTCCCAGTGGGGGCGGGATCGGTACGTTCGTGCCATCGGACTCGCTCCTGATCAGACCAGCTTCTTCTCGGGCTTCCTACCGGCTGCGCCGTTTTCTCACCAGATCGTTACTGGTGCCCTCTCCCCTGTCTTCTCTGGGGGGTGCAGATGGCGGAAGACTTCGTGTTAGCTACCGGCCCGACCCGAATCTTGCCAGATAGGTCGCGATCAGAGCTGTCGTAGGGTCAAACGCTGAGCGTCGGGCACGTCGAAGATGAAGTTCACGACGCCATCGGACTCGGCCATCAGCGCCTCTGCGGCACCTGCTGCCTCGGCAGCGAGCATCATCCACGCCCGATACCCTGCCTCCAGATCAGAGTCGTCGGCCTCGTTCACGGCATCGAGCTTGAGCCTGACCCGGTTGATCCACTCGGTCTTGGTCCTCGTCCACTCGTCGCGCTGTAGCTCAGCGGTGGCCGCACGGATCAGGGTGAAGTCCTTGATCAGTCGTTCTCGGCGGTGCTCATCGAGCATCTGGTTGGCTGGAATCACGAACCCTCCCGGGGCTTGATGCTTGTTCTCTGCAAGCGCAGAACGACGCCACCACACACGGGACACTCCTCACACCACTCCCCCTCCCGACCTAGAACATAGGGAGTAGCAGGACAATCGGGACGGGAACATGCCCTTGGACCGTTCATGCGACTGCGGCTTGTAGATGATCGGCGATGCGGCCGGACTTCTCGAACCCGGTGACCATCATCTCGGCGAGTACCTCGGTACTGATCTGCTCGCACACCTGCGAGTAGATCACACTGACTTGGGCGGGGCGGATGCCCAGCTCGGCACCGACCTCTCGCACGTCCATCTGCATCCACACCCGCATGATGAACACGGCCTGCTCGATGGGGTCGAGCTGGTCCACACAGTTGGAGAAGACCTCCAACACGGTGCGCAGCTCGACCAGCGACTCCACGTCGTCCTCATCCATGGTCAGAATGTCGGCACGCTCGGGAGTACTCGGGCTCCACCCGGCATCCTCCTCGGAGCCGGTGCGCAGATCCAAACTGATCGGACTGAGCGCCACCTCGGCGCGAGCAGCTCGCACCTGCGCAACTGAGGATCCACTGCGCTCGGCGATCTCCTCGTCAGAGACCCCAGGACCGCCGTGACGCTTGAGCAGACTCCTGCTCGACCGACGCACCCAGTCTTGATCCCGCATGTGGTCGAGCACCGCGCCGTTGATGCGTCGGGTGATGTAGGTGCGGAAGTAGCCCTGCTCGATGCCCTGACGCTCGCAGAACCCTCTCTCAGCGCAGTAGTGGGGCCAGCGCTGCACCGCCTGCACAAGCCCAAGATACGCGCAGGAAATGATCTCCTCACGATCTGCGTGAGATGGCGCTCGGGAGAGCTGGCGCATAGCCAGCGCGGTGGCGTAGCTGTAGTGCTCTGTGATCAGATCACGCTGGGAAGCGCTGAGCCGACCTTCATCCATTCGACCTCCTCCCACCAATAGTCGACTGGATGGTTGCGCCCCTCCTGAGAGAGACGGAACGTCTGACGGTTGACTTGCACGAGCGTCGATGTGAACACCGCGCCCTCGGGCAGCCACACCGGACGCCCGCTGGGCGTGAACTTGATCTCCACCTCCTGCGGACCCTTCTCCTTGATCAGCAGTGCCAGACGTGTGTAGGTGTCGGGGTCGCTGAGCGCTGTTCGTGACACCCGCACCGCGCCGTCGGGGTACTGAGGGAACGCGCCCTCATCCCACTGGTCGTCTGGCAGTAGATCGGTCATTGACGCCCTCCGATGAGCTGTAGCAACTGGAGCGGGGTGAGTGCCTCGAACAGCTCCGATTCCTCATCCCACACGTGATCGATCAATGCCTGCTCGCGCTCCAGAAGGCTGTCGTAGCCCTCCTCCTGCGTGTCCAAGCACCGAAGGTTGTGCACGTACACCGTACCGTACCGACTCCCGTCACGCCGGAGCCTCCCCGCCAACTGCTCCATGCGCGCGGGGTTGAGCAGAGTATCCATGCAGATCATATGCCTGGACACCTGCAAGTTGAGGGACTGCTCGATGCTCGACGTACCGATCAACACCTTGCACTCAGGGTCGTCCCAGAATCTGGCGATGCGCTCGTCGCGGATTCGTCGGTTGTTCTCTGGTCCCCAGATGGTGACTTGCTCGATACCCGCCTCGGCGAAGCGTCGGTGCAGGCACTTGATGGTGTCGGTGAAGTTGGCGAACAGCACCACCTTCTCGTCGGAGAGATCACCCTGGAGCACGTCCATCACCCACTCCATCTTGGAGCTGTTGGTGGGGGAGTCCAGCGTGGGATCGAGCGCACCGATACCGGAACAGATCCTGGCGCCGTAGAGCATCTGCGCGAGCGCCGCGGCGTGCTTCACGTCGTCGCCGGTCTCCCGACGGATGCGCAGCACTCCCTCCCGAAGCTCGTCGTACGCCTCTCGCTGCGGCGCTGTCAGCTCCAGCCACACCGTCTGGGGTGATATGGCGGGAAGGTCCACGTCATCGATGTCCACAGCCGTGCGGCGCAGTGCGAGGGGAGCGATCTTCTCCTTGAACTCGTCCACGTGCTTGTAGCCCACGACCTTCTGGGTAACGATCTTGCGCCGCCCTCGCCAGTAGATCTGCCGTTCCCGGCGCGTGTAGCGATCCATGAACGCCTTCTCGCTGCCGAAGATCTCCCGCCCACCGATGGGCTCGGTGACGCTGTGCATCTCGTGGAGCTTCTTCTGGAGCGGGGTGCCGGTCATGATGACTCGGTAGTCGCACACCGAGGCCACCCGCTTGAGGTTGCGGGCGGTCTTGTTGGTCCGGTTCCTCAGCGCGTCCACGTCGTCCACGATGAGCGTGTCGAGAGGGTAGGTCATCACCGTGTCGATGTCTCGCTGGAGCATCTGGTAGCCGATGAGACAGACCTCCCAATCCAGCGAGTAGCGGATCTGGCGGTCTCGGGCATCACCAGTGGACACGATGACCTTCATGGATGGCACCATGCGTTTGAGCTGGCGCTCCCATTGACCCAGCGCGGCCGGGCGGGTGACCACCAGCGCACGCTGGCGTCGGTGGAGCTTGCCCTTCTCCATGAGCAACGCCATCAGACCTGCTGCGTGGATGGTCTTGCCCGTACCCACCGAGTCGGCGAGCAGCGCTCGCTGCTTGAGGTACAGCCACGAGATCCCCACCCTCTGGTGGCGGCGGAACTCGACCCCACACATCATGCAGTCGGGGCGGGGATGCTCCTCATGAGCGTGACGGCCACACGGCTCGTAGTTCCACAGAGCGAGTCGGGGAAGCTCGATGTCGTATGCCTCGTGGACTCGCCACGCAGCGGCCTCGCGTCGGGGGGTATCGCTGAGGAGATCGGAGACAGTATCCATGTCACTGATACCGCCTCGACCACATTCTCACCAGACTACGTATGTGGCAGCATCTCCCGCAACACGGTGACCAACTGGTCGAGATCGAAGGTGGGGTAGGGACTCTCCACCCCCTCGGGACGGCGCTCTGTGCCCTCTGTAGGGGCCAGCCTGATGGCCTGGAGCATTCCCTGGGCGTAGGGACACGCCCCGACCCCACACGGCCCCGCCACGTCACACACCGTTCGCTGGCACCGCTCCCGGGCTGTTTCGGTGATGCGAACAGCCGCGGTGCGGACCACCAGCGAACGACGTTTGCGCTTCGTCAACCGAACCGACTTGAGCGCAACCTCCAGATACTGGGGGTCTTGCCGGAAGTCGGCGAGTGCTTGATCGAGCACTCAGTCAGCCTTTGTCGTAGCGGGGCGCCTTGTTCACCAAGAGCAGCCACCCAGCCTGAGGAATGAACTCGGCGAGCAGCCGCACGCCCGTGTAGTACGCGGCCGTGATCAGCATGGTGAGGAATGCCTCGGACGACTCGGGGTCGATGCCGAAGGCGACGACCAACCAGCCGACAATGGCGGGAACGATCGTGCGGATGACCGCGATCGCCAGTGCGTGGAACTGTTCACCGATCATGATTCCTCCTGCCATCCTGGCTTGGACTTGGGGTTCTTGGAGAGATCGCCTGCGTAGGGATCATCTCCAGCAGGCTCGACATCGACCACCATCTTGGCCTTGGGATGGTCGGCAAGATCACCACTCGAAGCGGTCGAAGCCTCGGCCTCGGGCTTCTCGACCTCGGGCTTCTCGGCCTCGGGCTTCTCGGCCTCGGGCTTCTCGACCTCGGGCTTCTCGACCTCGGGCTTCTCGACCTCGGGCTCGTCGGTCTTCTTCTTGGCGGGCATTCATCCTCCTCGGTGCGACACCTACTACATCGGCAGACCGTCGCCTCATACCGTACCTGACCTAAGAGACTGGCCCCGTCCCTGGAATCCTTGGGGGTGGCCAATCCAAATCGTTCTCGCGGATGTACTTCACGGCAGCGGCGAGCTGTTCGGCCAAGATCTGCACCTTCTCCTCCAACTCCTGATTGCGCTCACGCAGCTCTCGCACTTCTTCATCCAGCCTTTCGAGGTGGGCGTTGATACGGGCGTCGATGATGGACTCCCGCCCCGTCCACTCCTCCAGCCGGTTCCGGTGCTTCTCGGCCCGGTACTGTCTCACTGCCGTGATGAGAGCGACGGCAGCGGCGAAGGCTACCCCGGCCCCCTGGATCCACTCATCGACCGGCATCACTTCACCGCCTGCTTCATCGGCCGAGGGGGCCAATCCACCACCGACATCGCGGAGAAGTAGGCGTAGCCGATCCACTGGAGAGCGCCGACCACGGCGGTCTCCCCACCCTGGGACCACGCCAGGCGCAGTAGGGCCACAGCGAAGACGAGCTGGATCACCCCGTAGGCGGCGAGCACGAAGAACCTCACGGCCGGGTTGATGTGGTCGGTGAGGATCAAGATGGCCCCGATGGCCACGGTGATCCACAGGATCTCGAAGGTGTAGATCGGCAGCAGGTCGAGCGCCCACTCATAGGCAGCCACCGAGTCCCGCGGGGAGACAGTGAACACCACCACGTTGGTCAGGCTGGAGAAGGCGATCCAACCCAGCAGGCGCCGCATCCCCCTGGTGAGGGGATGGGGCACATGGGTGTAGCGCTCGGAGCCGAAGACCTCATCCTCAACTCTTGGGGCTGGTCCTTTTCGGTCGGGGCTTGGTCTTGAGTTGTTCATTCTCACGCAACAGTCCCCGAATTCTGGAGTTGGCCACGGTCAGCTCACTCGTCAACCGCTGGACCTGATCTTGCAACTCAGCAAGCACATCCTCGATGTTGAGCTGGACTGGGCCAGTATCGGTCTGGTCTTCTGATGCATCGGTCACAGATGATTCCTAACTGGTCAGCGAGCAGCAGCTTCGAGCTGCTCGATTCGGGCTTCGAGAGATCGTACTTTGGCGGCGATGACGCCGATGAACGGGACGTGATCCACGCCCCAGTTCTTGTAGTAGGTCCGCATCTTCCCGGTATCGGGATCCGGCTCCTTGAACTTCCCGCCGACGGAGACTGTGTAGGCCCACCGCGGGACCTTGTGGAGTTCCTGCGCGATGACGCCTGCGGCAGGTTGGTCAGTGGCCTTCCACACGAAGGACCGCCAAGGGATCTGGTCGAAGGCGTCCACGGCCTCGCTCAGATCCTTGGTGATCTTGGTCTTCAACTTCCGGTCCGAATTGGGGTGGTAGCGAACGCCGCCCGCGCCGTCGCCGTCGATCTGGCCCACCACGGAGCCGTCGCCCCGGCGGAACCGGATGAAATCGTCGTCGTTCTGGGGGTCGTTCACCGCACCGGAGGCCCCCAGGTAGATGTCGAGCCCCTTGGGGGAGTCGGTGAAGGTCCCTGCCTGGTTCCAGATGATCGCCGCATTGGTCGACGGCCAATCTGCGTAGACCCGGAACTGGGATTCCGTCGGCGAGGTCGTGCTACCAATGGTGACGGTTCCAGAAGGGCTGACGGTGATCCGCGCCTCGCTGTTCGTGGCGATGTAGACCAGCCCTGAGGACGCTTCGTTGCGGACCCAAATGTCGTCGTTGCCTGGGTAGCCGATGTACCCCAAACGAGTCCCCAGTGAGTCCCTAAAGTCGATGTGAATTGACTGACCTATGTGCCCCAACAACTGACTGACCTGAATTGACCCACCAGCAGTAATCCTTACTGGAGCAACATCGGAAAGAATCGATATCCCGTCGTATCCGAGTAACTCCAAGGCACCACGAGCAGCCCCAGTTCCTGTGGCGCCTACCCTCATGCTATTCGTGTTGAAAACCGAAACCCGCCCCCACTCACCGACCCTTAAAGTAGCGCACTGGGCATCGCCAGAACTAGATACCCTAAATGTAGACTCTGCCGCAGCGTAAGTCGCAGCTCCCAACCACATATTGCCCGCATCATCTACATGAAACGATGAAGTGTCCGATCCGCCTATGTCGATCGTGCCACCACTGAGATTGCCGGAGAAAGTACCGTCGACACCACTGAGGGTGCCGCGGATGATCACGTCGTTGAGCACTGCGGTCCCGCCCTGAAAGCTCCAACCAGAAGCACCGTCAAAGTTGCCGTCGTAGTTGAGGGAGCTGAGCGTCGAACCGGCGAGAATGATCGTCTCTGCCGAGATGGTGCCGCCGCTGATCCTGTCGGCGCTCAGGCTGCCGGTGGTGATGTCATCGGCGCTGATGTCACCGAACACGCCACTGGCGCTGGTGAGACTCCCAGCCTCGATCTCGGCAGCCGTGATGGTGTTGGCTGCGATCTCCGTGGCAGTGATCTCGCCGACACCGATGCGGTCGGCAGTGATGGTGCGCGACAGGATGCGGTCAGCGGTGATGGTGTTGGCTGCGATCTCCTCAGCGGTGATGCTGTAGGCAGAGATGTGGCTGGCGCTGATGCTGTTCGCCACGATGTGGTATCCCACGATGGCGTTGGCTGCGATGGCCGGGGCGGTGATGGCCTCGGGACTGATGTGGGTCGCATCGATGGCATCGACGGCGATGAGCGCGGCCGTTACCTCACCCTGAGCGATGCGCGTGCGGTCGATGGCATTCTCAAGGATGTGGTCCCTGGTGATGGCGGCGTCGGCGATGTTGTACGTGCTGATCGCTCCGGCTGTGTTGGGGATGTAGTCGGGGTTGGTCGTCTGAGCGAACACGACCAAACGCCCTGACTCATCGAAGCCCGTGAGCACCTGCTGCCCGATGGTGAGCGCGCCCGCGAAGTTCTCGTAGACGGACATCTCCACCACCGACCCGTAGGGGCGAACCGTCACGGGATCAGACGAGACCACTTGCGCGAGGCTGAGCCTCGTTCCTACTGCTACCGGGGGCACGTCACCCTCCTCTCACGAAGCATCGAACACCAGCCCCTGAGCATGAGATGTCGCTGAACATGCATAGGTATCGTCTGGAGACTCTGCATACGTCGGTACCACCACAACCGCCTCAGCCGTCGCGATCGATGTTGCCGCCCCACCAGACGAGACTTGAGCCGACGACTCTGCATTGGCCACCTGCCGCTCCAAAGTCAACTCCATGGTGGCCATGCTCTCCACCCGCCCAAGATTGATCGCCCAACCTGTCACCCAGAACCGCGCGTCGGTGATCCCGAAGCGCTCCTTGGTCACCAGCACGCTGTCCTGCTCGTCGTGGAGAGGGTTGAGCCCCGCGGTGAGCTGGAGCCGATCGCCTCCCCCTCGGAACATGGCCTCTGCCCGGGCGATACCGATGCGCTCCAGCGCCTCCTGATCGGCAGCCTCCACCGTCAACTCCTCGGTGACCTCCAGCCCACCTCGCCCAGCGATGGAGAACGGCCCGGTAGCCAGATTCCTGAGGGTGATCTGGCCGTTGCCCTCCACCGGCAGGCTGGGGCCGCGTCGGGCACGCACCACCACGACGTTGGGGATGTCCCCGGTGAAGGGCTCGATGGACGATGCGCGCACCACGGGGGTGGCGGTGGGATACACCCACTCAGGAGTCTTGGTGACTGTGGCGGGAGCTGCGGTCCACTGGCCATCGCCGTTGACGACCAGATTGGACCACCCAACGCTCTCCAACGCCGTGTTGACCACCTCCAGCCACGAAGTACCTGGGGGGAACACGATGTCGTCGGGGATGGTGTCGGTGGTGGTCGGGAAGTCGAAGTCGGTCTCTCCGAACTCGTCCACGAGCACGTCCTCGCGGACGAACAGCACGATGTTGCGGTTGACCGGAGCCACCACGTAGTCGGTGGTGTCTGCTCGGGCCAGCTTCTGTTCTCTGCTGGCCAGCCGAAGGTTGAGGGTGATGCGCGTCCCGTCATCGGTCTTGGGTGGGGCGAGCGACTCGAACTCCCCGAGATAGAACCGGACCCAGTTGCCAGTGCTGGCTGCCTGCATCTCCACGTAGGGCTTGAAGATGGCTACGCCCGGGTCGGCATAGTCAGGGAGCGGATCAGCGACGATCAACGATGCGGTGCGCTTCACCGAGGACTGGTCAGTTGCCCCGGGCTGGGGCTTGGAGAAGCTGTAGCTGATGCTGCCGTTGTCCAACCTGATGGGGGATCCGACCTCTACTCGAAAGTCGTTGAGAGTCGGCCACTCCGATGTGGTGTCGAGCTGTGAAAGAGTCTGACGGAACTGAGCCGTGACCCCACTGAGGCTTCCTGGCAGGTTGGGGAGTGCACCCCCGTTGGAGCACTCGTACCAATTCGACCCCCCATCGTATGTGACCTCCACGGTCAGGAACGTCTCTGGTGGGGTCACAGCAGACCACGACACCAGCGAGTAGCCGGTATCAGCTTGGCTGATGTCGATCTCGGGAGTCAGACGAGAGAGACTGACGAGAGTCCCGACTGTGGCGGTGAAGGCCACGTCAACAGTGAAAGAGGGAGCCTCGGTGATCGACAGCAAATCATCGACGGTGAGAGCTACATCAGCGCTGAACTCGGGGGCTGAAACCCACCCTTGAAGATCCTCGACACTGACATCGACGCCGACATCGAAGCCAGGAAACTCCTCGAAGTTCTCCAACCACCGACTGGTCAAGTAGGTGGTAAGAAGATCCAAGGAAGCACCGCTTACTTCTTCCTCAGAAATGACTACCTCGCCGACGCCGCCATCGAAGTAGTTGGTGAAGCCGGAGCCGATGAAGACGCCTGTCCGGTCGGTTTCGCCAGTGAGACCCGTGATCTGTACCGGAGTGCCGCCATCGACGGCGAACGTCAGCGTGCTGGCCCCGGCATCCAGGGTCAAGATCGCAACATGCCACTGGCCGAGGGTCAGCTCGACCGGCGACGAGTACCGGTAGGCGGTGTCGTACGCGAACGCCGTGGCGTAGACGATGCCGCCGGTCTGGTGGAGCGAGAACCCGGACCACGCTGAGCGGTCAACCAGCGGCGAGCCGTTCCCGAGGTTGACTGCGGTTTCAGCCACCGAGTCGGCCCGGAACGCAACCGCGTAGGTCATGGCCTGCCCCACCGCCCCTGACAAGACGTAGGAGTGGTACTCGGTGTCGGCGATGTCGTAGTTGAACGCCGACAAGGCACCGCGGGCATTCTCGATGACCGCTGGAGTGCCCCATGCGGTAAGCGCTCCCCCGGCCCCGGAGATGTCGTCCCAGGGCTGCGCCCCGGCAGCCAGGGTCGACGCGTCCCACCACCCGAGAAGCAGACTGGGATCAACGCCTGGTGGGGCGTGAACACTCTCCACAGTGAGAGCAGCGCTGGCGGTGAAGTCAACAGACTCCACCTGACCAAAGACCGAAGTGACGGTCATCTCAGCGCTGGCTGTGAAAGCGGGTGCATCGAAGCGGCCCTGCGCGTCCGTCACCGTCATGGCGGCACTGGCAGTGAACGCTGGAGTTTCGGCGTAGCTGTTGACGCCGATGGCCCAGTCGATGACGTCATCGAGGATCTGGAGACCGGCCGAGTTCAGCCGCCAGATGTCGGCCCAAATGTTGAACAGGGCCACGTTCGCCGACGTCGTGGCCGACGCCAGGTTGGTGACCCCGGCAGGGACGAGCACGCAGGTGTTGTTGCCCGGCGAGACCGTGGCGATGACCGGGGTCGAGCCCGACACCACGCCCTGCACGGCCTCCTGATAGACGTCGAAGGGCCACACCGCCACCGTGTCGTTGACTGCATACCCAGCAGTCCATGAGATCTCGGTGGTGTCGAGGATCTCCCAGTCGGCATCGGAGTTGCCGGTCCCGGTGGGGCCGGTGGCCAAGGCCGTGTGCCCATAGGCGTTGGCCCAGTAGTAGGTGTTGCAGGCGATCAGCCCGCAGGCCCCGGCGTCGGTGGCCCGCAGCACCTCGTCGGCCCCGGGCGTCCCGTCCATGTGGATGGCCACGTCATAGGACGAAGCCGCAGGCTGCGTCGTCAGAGTCGAGGCTTGGACTCGGGTGACGGTGTGGCCCCGGCCCTCCAGGGCCAGGGCAGAGTCCTCCTCAGCGGTGGTGCCGAAGGCCCCGCCCGAAACCACCGAAGCGCCGATGAGCAGGATGTCAGCCATGGGCTACGCCTGAGTGAGAGTGAGGTTGCCTGTGGGGATGCGAAGCGTCTGTCCACTGGCAACGGTCACCGGAGTGGCGAACCGACAGATACGCAAAAGAGCGTTGCCCGACGTGACATGGATGGTCACTCCCACCACCGTGCCCCACGAAGCTGTCGCCTCGGCGAAGTCGATGTTGCCGGTGTTGGAGATCGAGCCAGACGAAGCATCTGAATTGAAGTGGTTGGTGCGGCTGAGGGTGAGCGCGGCGTAGCTGCCGCCACTGACCTCGGTTCCGCCTGTCCCCGCTGCGTTGGGCATGACTGTCCACGCTCGGATGGTGCGGCTGGCGTCGCCTCCCAGCAGACCACTTCTGCCCACCACGTAGTCGAGCACCCCATCGGCCAGAGCTGTGCTGTTGCTCATGATCCTGTCACCGTTCCATTCTGCACGACCAGACCAGCATCCAGCGTGCCTGCGTTCCAGTCCTCATCCGTGCTCTCGTGCAGAACCACCGGACCGCGAGGGTTGCCTGCGGCATCCTCCACCACCAACCCCCAACGGATGCGAGCGCCGTAGCTGTGACTCAGCACCTCATCGACCTCAGCCTCGGTCAGCGTGCTGCGGGGGCCTCCCAGCTTTGCCTGCATCAACCCACCACCTCTCGCAACGTCATCGACACTTCCCAGATCCCCGACCCTTTGGGGGTCTGGTCCATCGAATACGGACCATCGAGCGCCACGACCAGCGGAACCGGATAGATCCCATCGAGCACAGACCCGCCTGGGGTGAGCCGGAGCCTGCGGTCGGCACTGGCGTGCGCGCCGTCCAGTATCGACACCAGCGTGGTCAGTGCCGCGGTATCGGTGCGCCAGAAGGTCCCGCTCAGCTCCCACAGAACGTCGGTGTGCTGGCCCGTGTAGACCCGCGGGCGGGTGTCACCCTCGTACTGGACGAAGGCAGCCTCCTGGGTCATCTGGGGGCGCCTGACGGTGAACCCTGGTAGCTCCACGAAGGATGTGGCGTCGGTGTACCGCTCGATGCGGGGGGTCTCAGCCACCGGACATCACCCCTCGAATGATCTCGTCCTCATCGCTGAACGGACGAACGAACTCCCACATGACCCGACCGTCCGGGGTGATGACCTGCACGTACAACGGACGTTGGCCTCTGGTCACGTCTCGGTAGTCCTGCGCGGTGGCCATGCCGCCCTGGCTCCGAATAGCGCGAAGGGCGTCCCGGCTCATCACGCCCTCACCGCTCTGGAGCAACGCCAACAACTCGCTCTGGGGACCGGTCCCACCGGTCACCAGACCACCGCTGTGCAGCCTCGGCACCGTCAACCTGATCCCCTCGTCCAGAGCGATCCGGCCGTTGGGGCCGAACCGTACGTCGGGGTTCAGATTGCGAAGGCGCTCCAGTCCGATGCCGAACCGCTCGGCAATCTGCAACCCGCGGTCGCCCGCCCGAGTCCGGTAGTACCGCAGATCGGGGTTGGGGTTGCCCTGTGCCCCCGTCGGGTGGTTGCCGACGTTGCCTGGGCGGCGCCCCGCATCTTGTGCGGCGTCGGGAGCATTGGGGTTGTTCTGTCCGGGCATGGTGGGACTGTCGGCTTCGAGATTCTCCAACCGGTTGATGGACCGTTGAATCTCACGAGCCAGAGCCACAATGCCGGGAATCCCAGAGCGCAGCCCCTGACGGATGGCCTGCGCCCACGTCCGGCCCTGATCCTCGCCCAGCGAATCGAGCTGCTGCTGTAGCTCGTCCATGTCCGAGAGGAAGTCCTCTCGCAAATCAGCGAGACTCTCTCGGAACTGCTCACGAACCTCGGCCCGGGCCTCGGCCGCGGCCTCAGTGGCGTCTGCGACCGACTCGGTGTAGCTCTCGTGGACATCGGCGACCGACTCGGCGTAGCTGGACTCGGCGTTGGCGATGGCCTCGGCGTGTGCCTGGTTGGCATCACGCAGCGCCCGGTCGTAATTCTGCTGGATGTCGGCGAGGCTGCGCTGGTAGTCCCTGATCAGACGAGCTTCTGCGTCTGCCGCCTCGGCCAGTGCACGCTCTCGTGACGACGCGGCCTCAGCGAACAGATCATCGCTGAGGTTGGTGGCCATCTGGAGAGCGGTGGTCTCCCGACCTGCGGCCAAGGCATTCAGCTCGGCGATCTCCGCTTCGCTGGCCCCGCGCAGCGCCTCGATCTGGCTGAGTGCCTGAGGACCGTCTTCGAGCCCCAGCAGCGAGATGGCCTCCATGGACAGCCCTGCCGCACGCAGCGCGTTGATCCCCGCCAAGGTGGCGTCGAACTGGCCGTTCTGCTCACGGAAGTTGTCGAGAATCGACTGGGTGGTGTTGGCCCACGCCTGCTCGTAGCGCTGGAGGGGATCGAGCGAGCGCGCCAGCGCGTCTGCTCGGCCCTCGATCTGATTCTGGAGGTTCTCCTCGATGGCGGCAAGCTGGTCGGAAGTGCGCTCAGCAAGAGATGCCCGCTGATCGGCGAGGTTCTCCTCCAAATTGAGCAGAGCGTCTGCTCGCTGCTCGGCGGCGCTCTCCTGGGCATCGGCCAACCGACGGTTGGCGTTCTCGATCTGGTCAGCTCGGCGTTCTGCCAGATCAGCCAACGCATCGTCTCGCCGCTCGGCGATGTCCACGAGCCGGTCGGCGAGATCCTCATCGATGCGAGCCAAGTCCTCGTTGCGACGCTCGACCAGATCAGCTCTGTCGTCACGGAACTGCTGGCGTCGGTCTCGGCGGGACTGGCGGATGTCCTGAGCCTGGTCCAGCAACCCGTTCAGGGTGTTGACCTGGCTGTCGATATCACCCCGCATCTGGTCGAACAACTGCTGCCGCTGCGCCATGAGCGACATCCACTCATCCGTGAACTGGACCGTGTTGGCCAGCTCCCGGTTGATCTGCTTGATCTGCCCAGCCGTACCCTTGGACTCGAAGCGGAAGTCCCGCCAGTTCTGCTTCGCCTCCTCTATCGCATCAGCCAAGTCCTCCGCGGCGTCCGCAGCGTCATCGATGCCCGAAGCCCCACCGCCGCCGCTGGATCCGCCACCTCCGCTGGAGCCGCCAGGACGCTGGAAGGGGTTGTCGCTGCCTGCCCCATCGATGTGGTCATCGATGTCCTCGGGTGGAGCCTCGGCGATGTCCTCGCCAGGGACGCGCCGACGGAAGAACCCTCCACGAGCGAAGTTGAGCGCCCCAAGCAGCCGACCAGTCTGTCTCCAGATCGCCAAGGACCGCTTGCGGTTGTTCATGCCCAGCGGGATGAATGCTTCGCCTCCGGTGCCGGGCTCGGCCCACTGCACGAGCGGACCTCCCCGCTTGATGGTGGCGTTCTGGGGGAGGGTGTGGCCGCGAGGTGGGAGAGAGCCACCTCGGCGGAAGCTCATGGCGCCGTAGTTGCGAATGCCGCCATAGCGATTCTCGCCTCGGGCAACGACGGCATCAGGAGACCCGGAGAAGGTCGGACGAGGAAGTGGACGGCTGAGCGCTGCGTGCATCCGGGCAACGTCTGCTTCGATGGAAGCACGAGCCGAAGCCACCCCGCTCGATGCAGCAGCACCCCACAGTGCTGACTGAGCAGCGATAGATGGAACACCCGCAGCCATCGCAGCGGCGATCTCAGCGGTGCCGGTGTTCATCTCGTCAACGAACTCACCCACGAACTCGGAGCTGGCGAGCTGAGCGTCTTCCTTGATGGCGTCGGCGAGCTTCTCGCTCTCCCCAGTGGTGTCCTCCACCATCTGCTCCAGTGCGCCAGCCATCTCGGGACCGGCGTCACGGAAGTAGGCAGCGACCTCGGGACCGAACTTCTCGTTGGCTGCGGCCAGATTGTCCACCCAGTCACGCTGGTGAACCAGACTGTTCTCCAGCGCGATGCGCCAATCCTTGAGCCCGACACCGGCCTCGGTGGGGAAGCGCTTCCACTCCTCGGCGCTCAGCCCAGCGTCGTGTGCGGCCTGCTGTGCGGCCAGCTTGCCCTCATCGCTGACCTCATCGAGCAACTGCATGAAGGTGTCGGCGGGATCAACGAACTCCTCGAACGCCTTGGTGGTGTCCTCGATCTGCTGAGCGATGCTGTCCCTGTCGGCCGTCGCAGCCTCATCCATGGCATCGATGTAGTCAGCGATGGCGCCAGCGGCGCCGTCCGTAGCGGCTTCCTGCTCGACCATGGCGCCGCGCACCGCGTCCAGCGCCGTCTCCACGTCTCCGGTGACCCACAGCGTCTCGTTGAACACCGAGATGAGCGCTTCTTGCTCCTCACTGAGGTTGTCGGCCCCCTGCGCCACCAACGACAGCGCATCGACATAGGTGCTGTTGGCGTTGCCTCCGTCGCTGGCCACCCCGGCCTGCTCACGGAAGCTGTCGTTGAGCTTGTCCACGATGATGGCGGTGTCCTCAGAGGACAGCCCCATGGAGCGGATGGCGTTCTCGGCCTGGATCAAGGCTTCGATGCCCTGTGCAGGATCCAACTGGAACAGATCAGCGATCTGCGGACCGATGTCGGTCGCAGTGTCCTTCAACTGGGCCATGGCCTCGTTGTACGCATCGATCCGCAGGTTGGATTCTCTCGGGGTGAGCAACTCATCCATGTCGGGGACTTGGATGTTGTTCAGCTCCTGCTGGAGACCGCCCAGAAGGGAGTCCCGAAGGAAGCCATCACTGCCCAGGTTCTCCACGGTGAAGGGGATCTGGAACCCTCGACCGAACTCGGCGTCAGCCAGAGCCCGCACATGGAGCATGGCGTCTTCGGGGGACATGCCGTTGATGACCAGATTGGCTGCGATGGATGCCAACTCGTCCTGGCGAACCTCGGTGCCGTCCAGACCACGGAGCTGCTCGCGCACCTCGTCGGTCTCGGCCAGCCACTTCTTCCACGCGTCGGTGTTGCGATCGACACTGCCGGAGTTGCCGTCCATGGCAGTTTCGAGATGCTCCGCTGCCCCTGCGAGGATGTCGGCCTTCTCCGAAGCGGTCTTCCACGCCTTCTCGGCTTTGGATCCACCCCTACCAGCCAACAGGAACGCGGCACCGATCGCAGTGATGGCACCGGCAGCGACCATGCCGTGAGGACCCAACTTCGCCAGCACTCCGCTGAGTCGCAGCAGTGCGTTGGACGCGCCCACCGCACCGGTCCCGCCGACCATGTACCCCAACCCTGCGGTGAAGGTCGTCAGCGCCGGACCCGCAACGCCGAGAGCCTTCCCGAGCAGCAGGGTGGAAGCGGCGAACTTGAGAACGTTGGGGTTGACGGAGTTGATCAGATCAGCGAAGACCTGAAACCCGACCGCGGCCTTGGAGAGCACCCCACTGAGCAGTGTCAACCCACCAGCAGCCGCGGTGATGAAGACCTCGAACACCGGAGCCAGCGACTTGACCACCTCTGCCAGACCAGACAGGAACTCGGTGACGGACTTGACCAACGGACCGATGACCGGGAGCTTCTGGGCGAGCGCCTCGATGAAGCCCACATCCACGGCCAGCACGTTGATCTCGGTCATGAGATCAGTCACGGCCATGAGCGAACCCTTGAAGACCTCGAACAGCCCCTCGAAGGCGGTACCCATACCGATCTGGATGTTGTCCAAGAACGTGGAGATGAGACCCAGCGCGCTGCGGGCCTGCTCGTTCATGGCCCCACCGAAGCGCTCGTCCAAGCCCTCGGTCAGCGCGGAGATGGCGACATCAGCCTCGATGCCAAGCTCACCGATGCGCTGGACTTCCTTGGTGGTGAGCCCGAGCTTCTCCTGCAAGATCTCGATGGCGGGGACACCACGCTCGGCGAAGATGCGCAGCTCCTCGAACGTGACACGGCCCGTGGCCTTGATGCGGGTGATGGCCTGCACCATGGAGTCGGCCACATCCCGGCCCCCGCCCATGGCGGCTGCGGCGTTGCCGATGGTGACGGCGAGACCGGTAGCAGCCTCGTCGCTGCCGACCAGAATCTCCTCCATCTCGAACCCAGCAGCGGTGAGCTGACGCACCTGAGTGATCAAGCCCGCGGTGTCGAACGGCGTCACACGGGCGTAGGAGACGATCTGATCGATGACATCTCGGGCACGCTCCGCATCATCGAAGATGTTCTTGAAGCCGATGCGGGCCTGCTCCAAGCTGGCGTTGAACTTGATGCCGACCGCAGCACCAGCAGCGGTGAGCGCGCCAACCGTGACCGCGGTGCCCGCGGCGGTGCTGCGGAGCACGCCCATGGTCTGGATCATCCCGACCAGACCGGAGTTGAACACCGTGGTTCGCTGGGTGGCCTGGGTCATGGAGCGGTTGAGAGCCTCCATGCCGTGCGACGCCGTGCTGGCCCCCTTGCCTGCCTTCCCCGCAGCGACTCCCACAGCGGTGTAGCCAGCAGCAGCACCTCTGGAGGACTTCCCCGCAGCGCCGATCGCGGCTGCACTGTTGCCGATCGCAGTAGTGCCGGTGGCCATCTGCTGGTTGACGCCAGCAGCGGCCGCTTGCAGCGCCTTGAGATCACCGATGGCCTTGGCCGACTCCTTGCGGATCGCAGAGAAGTCGGCGATCGCCCGGAAGACTGCGGTCTGATCAGCCATGACGCGGCCCCGTCAAGCCTCGGAGCAGGATGCCACCCTGGGCGGCGTTGGGCAGCTTGATCGACTCGTAGTCGATCTCGGCCTCGGGGTCGAAGGGCAACCCATTGGGGCCGGGCGGGCGCCCGTACTTGTCGCCCTTGGCAGATGTTCCATCAGCGTTGCGCTCGGGATCCATGGAGATGCGAGCGGCTCGCTCGACCAACTCCTTGGAACCCGATGCTGCTGCTGTGATCAACGCCAACTCCCTGGTCTGCCACTCCAGCGAGAGACGCTGCTGGAGCCGCTCGCTTGCGAGCCTTTCCAAGATGGCGTCAACGATCGTGCGGAACCTCCGCACTGTCAGATCAAGTATCTGCTCGTCTGTCCATCCGTAGTGTGTCGAGATGAGATCGAAGCTCCGTAGGTAGCCATCTAGGAGAGGGGACTTCCAGTGGTCTGGGGCTCGGTCGTCGGCTCTGCCGTCGCCGGGACCTGATTCGCCCTCTCGGCGAGTTTCAGCATCCCGGTCAGTCGGTTTCCCAGAGCGGTCAAGTCCTCGGCCTCGTGCTCGACCACCTGCTCCACGATCAGGAGGAGATCATCCAGAGGAGGGTCATCCAAGTGCAGATCGAGTCCAGCACGGTCCTTGGCCTCGGCCTTGCCCGGCAGCGTGACGACGCTCTTGACGAAATCGATCGTCGCGTCCTCGGCCTCGGGAATGGCGATGATGAGTGCACCCAGCACTTCCTCCACCACCGTCTCCTTCTCGGCCTTCATGAGCTGGGGGATGGCCCAGAACACGCCCCGAGTGAGAATCTTGAGCAGACGCAGCAGCGAACGGGTGCGCATGGGGGTCGTAGTGACCACCATGCCGTTGCTGAGCGTGATCGAAGGACGCTCGTCGGGAAGCAGGGTCTCTGATGCGGTCATGCCGTCTCCTCAGTTGGGTCAGAGTGGGGGTGGATCAGGCTGCGGGCCTGCTGACCAGTCGGCCGATGGCTCGACGGTCACCAGTGAGCGCGTTGCCTGCCTCGTCCTGATCGCTGATGAGCGCCTTGGCGCTGTAGTTGATCATCAGACCGTCCTTGTAGGACGGCCCATCGAAGCCCATGGGCTTGAACTGGCACCGGTAGAGCACGATGTCCAGCAGCCGCACCGCGCCCGCACTGTCCTTGGACGGCACACGGATGAGCATCGGGCGGGTGGGCTGGTTGAGCGAACCCTGCTCCCACACCGGAAGATCGTAGTAGTCGTCGGGATCGGAACCAGACGACATGATGGTGGCGCCGGTCAGAAGGGCGATGGTGGCGAAGGGGACGTACCCCATCTCGATCGTCACGTTCGCGTAGTTGAACCAGATCCAGCTCGACAGCACGGAGTCGTCGCCCGTGTTGTCGAACTCGTCCATGTCGACCTCCAGCGAACCGGAACGGACGCCGTACAGATCGCCAGCAGCTTCCTCGGCTCCCGTGGTGCCATCCAGAATGGCCGCGTGCGATACCGAGAAGCCCTCGACATTCAGTGTGCTCATGGTCGTCTCTCACCTCTCGTTGAGCCGAAGTTCTCCCCTGATATCGGCCTCGATCCACTCAGACCCCACGAAGACCTGATCGTCGTACCCGGAGCGCTGAACGATGGTCTCGACCAGCTCTCCGGCGACGTTGAATCGGTGCAACACCCGAAACACGGTGTGGTCGGCGATACGCACCGCGCGCTTGCAATCTGAGCAAGCGAACTCAGCCAGGTTGTGCTCGGTGACGGTGAGGTTCCCTGCGCTGAACCTGCCGAACAGGGTGCCGTGAGGACAGCGCCAATCTCGGTACTCCTCGATCATGTTCCTCTCCTGGCGATCGACAGCAGCGTCTGGATCTTCTCGCCCGGCAATGCCTCACTGACGATGCGGAGCATGTTCTCTGTCACGGTGTCCCAATTCTGACGTTGAGGAATGAGCACCGATCCCATCTCGCCCTTGCGCCGGACCTCATCGCGGTGCGTGTAGCAGTGCCACATCAGCTCCTTGAGATGGTCCTTGCTGGCCCGAGCGGACATGCAGTCCTCGTACGGGGGCTCGGGGGCGAGGGTGTAGTCGAGCGGGTAGGCGTAGGTGGGATCCATCCATGTGGTGTGACCACCCCAGTTGGTGGCGATCACCGACCCACCGGAGCTGAGCATCTCCAGCGCGGGCATGTTCTTGCCCTCACCTCGCGACGGTGCCAGCAGCACGTTCATGTTCCAGTAGAACTTCTGGAGGATCTCACGGGGCCAGGACGCGTAGTGGATGCGGAGCTTGGGAACCCACTCCTCCATGGCTGAGTGCAGGCCTGCGGTAGCAGTCTTCAAGTGCAGCTCGGCATCCTCGAACTCGCTGCCCATCTCCTCCTTCAACTCCTTGAAGGCCAGGACCGCGACCATGGGGTCCTTGCGCTGGTGCAACATGCCGACCATGCAGAACCGGAATGGGCCGTCATCGCTCCAGTTTCGCTCGTCTTCATCACCCTCAGGCGCTCGCCAATCGCCTGGGATGTAGCCGCCCTGAGCGATGATGTGGAGAGGACGGTCATCCTCGGTCATGTGGAACGGGTGACTCTCGGGGAGCAGCGCCATGCGATCCATGTAGTGCTCGAACGCCTGGTGGGTCACTGCGTCGTAGCTGACGAACACGTCCAAGTCGCGCAGGCACTTCGCCAGGTTGTATCGACCCTCCACATCCATGTTTTGGAGGGTGGTGTACTCCCACATGGTCCATCCCATGGTCACCTCGCTGGTCTTGCGAGCTGCGGGTGATACCTCGAACCTCCCTGGGTCGGAGTGGTTGAGGTAGATGTCGAATGGAGCCTCCACCGGTAGGGCGAAGCGATCGATCAACTTGCGGGGCAACGGCGGCGACACATGCATCGGTATCAGCCTGACATCGATGCCCTTGTCTATGAGACCCATCGCCATGCCTATGCCATCATTTCCGTAACCGGACTGTGAGGACAAGGGCGACCTGAACAGGATCTTCATGTGCTCCTCCTGGGAGTCTCTATGGGTGGGTGACAGCGAACTCCACTCGCCAGCGCTTCATCTCGTCCTCGCCGATCGGCAAGGGAACCTCCACGGGCTCGGTGCGAAGATGACACGAGAGCACCGTGAATCCATCACCCCATGTCTGCCCGTTGTTGACCATTCGGAGAGCCTCAATAACGGCATCGAGTGCAGCTCTGGCCTTTCGGCTGGCGTCGGGGATGGTGACGTTGCCATCGACGTTCCTCGTGGGGTCGCTCCACGCCTCCACCCGGAGCACCGGGAAACGCTGCGTACGCTGCGCCAGAGGCACGGTCCACTGTCCTGCGGTACTGACTACCAACTGGAGCGTTCCAGAGCCCTCCACGATGTTGTAGGGCTGTTCCTGGGTGATCGGTGGGGTAGCGGTGGCCAGAGACGCGACGGTGGCGTCTGCGGTCAGTCGCTTCACGGTGGCTGTCACCAAGTCGTCACTCATCGGAACTCCAAGGCAACCGCGCCGAAGAACAGAGGTGCCATGGTCTGAGCGGTGACGGAGATCCAGTCCGACGGAGCGTCGTAGGCGACGACTTGAAGCGCGTAATCCACAGGATCGTGCACCGCCCCGGGGCTGGGACCACCGTAGGTGAGAGACCCAACCCACACACCGGTTGGAGCCAGATCAGACTCAGTGACCCCGGAGTTGCGCAGCGAGCCCGTGTCGACGCGGACGATCCCCTGGGAGAAGTTGAGCGAGTCCTGCAACGCGGACTCCAACCTCTGGATGGTCGAGAGGTTGGGAGCGTTGCCGAGGCGGGCGATCTCGGCCAGCATCGCCTTCATGTTGGCGTCGATCCTAAGCATGGGCCACTTCGCTGACTGCCCACTCCAGATGGTGTGGAGCTGAGTAGCCGCCGACCATGGCCGGGGTGTCCTCCACGCTGAATATCCGGCCGTTGTGGAGCCCTGATGTGAACTTCACCCGATCACCGACGCGCACATCCACCGTAGGCTCCATGAACAGAGAACCCATGAGATCAGGGGTGGTCCCTGCCTCTTGTACGGCGCGCTCGGGCCTGCTGGCCAGCGTCTTGTGGTGCAAGTCCAATCGACACTTCACTCCGGTGTAGCGATCCACCCATGTGCGCGTCGGGAGACCGTTGGTGAAGACCTCGGTCTGGCGCTGGATCGACACGGTGGAGTTGAACAGATGACGCATCAATCCGGCCCGATCTGCGTCCCATACACCCGCAACAGCGCGTACTGATCGAATCGGTTGGGCGCGGCCCGATCAGCAGGACCCAAGATCACCCGACGACCCTGAGTGTTGGTGAACACGAGAGAGTCCTCGACCTCGAACAGCGACATCGACGTGTGCATGTCGTAGAGCGACGAATCGACCAACCCGTTGAAGTAGTCCACCGCCATGTCGAACCACAAGATGCCAGTGGGGATACCTGCACGAACATCGGTACGACCCCGCTCGTAGCGGTAGCTGCCGATCTCCTCCACCCGGAACGGGCTGAACGCGATGCTGCGGGTGGTCTGGCTGTTCTCCAGCGCCTCGGCCATGGCGAAGATCCCGAATCGGTAGACCCGGAGCGCTGTGGGGTCGGTGGGTCGGGCAGAGATGCCGGTGGCGAGCTGGAGCAGCAACTGAGCCTGGTCGAGCGCCATGGCGCTGTAGGACGTGGCCGCAGCTCCTGTGAACAGCTCGTAGTCGCTGAGCGGCGGGACCACAGTCCACGTCTGAGACTCTCCTACCATGAACGCCTGCTCGTCGTACACGTCAGGGTTGGTGGCAGTGATAGTGGCGTCCCACTCGCCCGCGGTCGGCACGCTGATGACCAGACGGTACACACCAGTGTCAACTCTGGTCAGCTCAGCATCGGTGCCAAACACGTAGGTAGTGGTAGCGCCCGCAGGGTCGGTGAGCGCAACATTGAGGGTGTCGGGATCCGTGAGGGTGTAGCTGGAAATCTCCTCACCAGTGATCACCGGTTGTTTGATCGTGAACACCAGCGTTGCCGTGTCTCCCTCGATGTTGATCACGATCCATCCTCCATCCTCACCACAGGGTGAGAGATCAGGTGATTGTCACAGTGGGGGTGACATCAAGCGTCTCACCGTTGGCCAGAGTCCGGGTGGCGCTGAGCGCCACGTAGGAAATGGTGAGTCCAGACGTGCCCGAAGCAACGGTGGCGACGACGACGTGGGTCATGGCCGTCCACGCACCGCCAGCAGTCCACGTCTTGGTGACGCCTGTGGCCGCGCCAGCCGCAGCCGTCCAATCGGTGCCGCGAACGTAGTCGAGCGCGGCGTAGCCCGTGCCGGTGACCTCGCCAGTGAGATCAGAAAGGCTGTCAGTCTCCACCGGAGTGTCGTTGTAACCCCGCACGTAGAGGTTGGACCGGACTGCCTGGTCATCGAAGTACACATCGGCGAAGTCCTGCTCGCCCTCGTTGGTGAGGTTGTTGAGCACGAACGGCTGCGCGCCGAACAACTCGGGAATGACCAGATCGGTCTCCTTGGGACCTCTCTTGAACTCACCGAAACCGTTGGCCCATGCCAGACGACGAAGGCCGTCACGGTCGTCGGGGCGTGTCCACTGTCGGAACTTCCACGCTGTGGGGTGACCGTGACGCAGCCCCATCTTCTCCTGCACTGCCATGTCCTGCACCCTTTCCCGGTGGGGCCTCACCCCTGATGTATCGGCAGATGAACTTGCTCAACGACCCCGGCTGGGGAACAACGAGCCCGGATTGGGGTGGGTCGGACGGCGCGCCCGCTGACGCTCCCGCTCCTGCGCTCGGGCATCACCGAAGGGCTCACCCGGCCACTCCCCGGGACGGAAGAAGACCTTGCCCCACTTGGCGATCTGGGACTCCTCATCGATGAGCATCCAGCTCTCGCCGTCACGATCGAGCGTGGCCTCCCACCAACGTGACCCGATGGGGATCTCCAGCTCCTGACCGGTGTACCAGATCTGCTCCAACGCGCTGAATCCATCAGCGACGAAGTGGATCAGCACACTGTTGGTGGGGACCTGAGGTGCCTTGTCGTCCTCGCCGAGGGTGTCGTCTGCTGACTCGTCCACCGTGGGTGGAATGCCGTCCAGCAAGTCGTCATCCAAATCGCCATCGAGAGGTTCTGGCGGGACGATGCTCTGACCACCAGACACCTGCACAGTGGACTCCACGGTGTTCTCATCGGCGCCGGGAATGCCGTTGAGCAAGTCATCGATGTGACTCGACGCAGCATTCTGATCCTCAACAGATGACTTTCGGGCGGGCATCTGGCATCTCCTCGAAGGGGGCGTAGCTTGCGAGCCAGCACCCTACACCCCAAACACCAATCAGCGGGAACCCCGAAGGATTCCCGCTGACTGGCTACGCCCCGTGGGGGAGGGGTGATCTACTACGGCGTCAGATCAGCGACGTAGACGAACTGCTCCGGGCGCTCGATGACCGGAAGCATGTTCCACTCCAGAAGGTACTGACGACCCGAGGGGTCCGGCTCCTTCCAAGTCTTGGCGAACTTGCCGGTGAAGCCACTGGGAGCGTCGTCGTCGGCGGTCGGACCCTCGGCCAAGTAGATCGGCCGGTTGTCCGTGAAGTTCCCCAGGAACAGGGTGTCGTCTGGCACGAACAGGGTGTCGGTGCCGTTGTCGTCGTCGTAGATGGACTCGGTGACCGTCCAGTTGAGCCCCATGAAACCGGGGATCATGCCGGTCTGGTAGTACGAGTCCTTCATCCGGTCCGAGAGCAGCGACGCGGCGTCTGCGTCGGCGGTGAAGCTCTCGAAGATGCGGGACATCGACACCTCGGTGCAGAACGCCTCCCGCGCCGGAACGCGACCGTCACGAGCGACGAGACGCTTCCACGTGCGGATGTTGGCCACGATCTGCTGCGGAGTCGCCGTCGCCCACGAAGTGCCCACGGTGGGGAGGTGGGACCCGGCGAACTGATAGTTGACCGTGGCGTTGACTTCCAGCGTGGAGATCGTGATCGTGCCAGTGAGCGCCTGCCAGATCTGGCGTTCGGCGTAGTTGTCGAACCGCTGGTTCAGATCGTTGACCTCACGCATGACCGCCGCCTCGGCGTTGGTCCGGGCGATCTGGCCGGGCTCCCTGATCCAGTGGAGGGTCGTGGGCTCGAACACCTTCTTCTCACGAAGGTAGATGAACGAAGCGCTGGCACGCCCGCGTCCGAGGCGGGGCACGATGTGGGCCTCGCTGTTGGGCACGTTGGGCTTGGCCACCATGCGGCTGCCCTGGATGATGTCCCACGACATGGTGGGGTAGGGCCACGGCTGCCGGGGCAGACGGTTGAGCATGATGAGGCTCTCGGGAGCCGTGAACTTCTCGACAACGCCCCGAAGGACGGTCGGCTGGAGAAGACTGATGTCGGGCATGGTTCAGATCCTCCTCAGAACCGGAATCGATCGGTCACGGTGTCGGCACGGCCGTTGAGATCGGTGATGGCGTTGGCGTCCATCCCGCTCAACTTCGAGTTGTACACGATGCCGCTGATGACGAGATTGCCGAGCACGTCACCGTCGGTGGTGTCGACTCGCTTGCGGAGAACACCGCGAGCGACCTCGGTGCCATCGCTGGCGCCGTTGTCGTACACGGCGAACTTGCCGGTCGCGGTGACCTCGCCGAGCACAGTGCCTGCCGGGAGGATTCCCTGCCCGCTGGCGATGGTGACACCGATCTGGGTGAAGCCACCCTTCATCGACGCCATGATCTCGTAGTCATCGAGATAGGCGCCCTCGGTGAAACCGGGAACCGGAACTTCGTTGCCGAGCTGCTCGTTGATGGACATGGATCAGCCCTCCTTGGTCTTGAAGTAGTCGGACTGCTCGTTCATGAGACGAGCGATCTCGGCATCGAGATCGGAGCCGGACAACTCCACGGTGTCCGTGTCCTTGTCGGGGAGATCGACGCCCTGGGCCGGGCTGGTGAGCTGCACCAGAGGCTTCTCGGGGATGAGGCTCTCGAACAGCTTCTCGTCGGTACGAGCGAGCTGGATCATCGCGTCCCGCTGGGCGGGAAGGACGTGACCGGTCGCGACGAGACCATCCACCCGAGCCTGGGTCTGGCTGAGCTGGAGCGCCTCGACCGTGCCGGTGAGCGCCTCGATGGCGGTGTCACGCTTGGTCAGCTCCAGCTTGAGCGCATCGCTGACGCTGGAAGCGTCGGCGCTGGTGTTGGAAAGGGCAACGCCAGCGTCTTCCAAGATCTTCTTGGCGGCTGCGGCGACCTGCTCCTCGGTGGGCTCGGTGGTGTTGGAATCGAGCAGCGCATCGAGATCGATCTCGTGCTCATCCTTCAACAGAGCCTTGATCTTGTCCAGATCCATGCTCGAATCGTCTCCTTCTGCGTCGGATGCCACGAACACCGCAGCTTCTTCCCCTGAACCATCGGCCGTTGCCGCCAAGATCTCCTCGAACCCTTCCAACTCGGTCACGTAAGGACGGTTGGTGACCGCGACATGCAGCAGGGTGGGACCGACGGCCTCCCCAGTGGAGGAATCGGTGTAGTTGAGATGCATCAGAGCACTGGCACCCAACAGGGTGCGTCCGAGCTTGTCGGCGTGCTCCTCGGAACGAGCATCGATGAGCGCGTAGAGACCGCCCTCTCCGGCCTCCACACCGATGACCTCACCGATGTTGCGGTCGGGATCCTCCACATGCTCGTTGGCATCGTTGGCCAACGGAACCTGCACGATGTCGCACACGTTGTTGTTGAAGTTCTCCACGACCCGGCTGAGGAACGCGTCATCCACGACGATCTCGTCACCCGTGGTCGGGTGACGGAGCGTGCCGCGGTGGAGAATCTGCTTGCGGAACAACCGACCCTGGCGGGAGCGGCCCAAGGCTACGAAGCTGGCGCCACGTACCCCCGGTGCGAGAAAGCGACCTGTTGCCATGTGCGATTCATCGGCAGATGAAGCGTCACAACCCCTCGATGGCGAGCTTGCGCTTCTGTTGCATGGACGCGTCATGACTGTCGATGACAGCGTTGATGACATCGAGTGGGGAAGCTGACGAAGGCGCTACCCACGACGACCAGACAGCCTTAGGTTGGGTCATGTAGGTCAAGGCCGCGACCCACTCACCCCATTGCACTCCAGCACCACGCTGCGCCATCACCAACTGAGCCACCTCGGCCATCGATTGATACTGGTCGGAGTAGGCCACGGCATACCCGAAGCCTCCTTCATCCGAGCCGACATCGGTCCACACCCCGACCGGCACCAGCGTCTGAGGGTGGTGGTGCACCGCCCACAGCGTCATCGCTCGACCTGCGTCCCGAGTACCACGGTGACCGGGAAGTCCCACTCCATCTCCCGCTCCCGGGAGCGAACGGCGTTGGGCTTGTAGCGCGACGGCGGGAGCTGCAACCACGGCCAATCGAACACGATGCTGCGGGGAGGACCACCGTCATTGAAGATGTCCACCGTGGTGGTGTCGTCGGTCATGGCGCTCACGCTGACGTACATCAACCCCTGGACCCCACCCGTGAGCGCGACCGTGCGCTCGTCCTCCACCCACGCCCGGTAGGGCTGAGAACCCAACCACTCGGTGAGCGCGGCCAACCGCTCCTCAGCCTGCTCTGCGAACTCCTGGGCGTTCATCGTCCTCTCCTTCTGCGCCACGCCTCCTGAACCTTGCGCAGCGCACCTTCAACATCGGACCGGCGCGTGATGAACCGGTCTTCTACTGGTACTCCACGAATACGAGTGACACCAGACGATCTGATCCATTTGAGGAAACTGTCCCGCTCACTGGCGGTGGGGAATACCACCAACTCGATCTCATCGAGCAACGTGACCACATCTCTCGGCATCAGCTCGTTGCCGCTGCCAAAGTTGCTGAGCCAGTCGAAGAAGTTGAACGACTCACTTTCTCTACCTTTGACCCGTCCATAACTGTCACCACCAAAGGCATACGAAGACATGCGACCAACAACACTTGGGTTGTACCAAACTTCATGACCGCCATTTGGATGAATATTGAGCCTGGTAAACACGTAGTTGGCTCCACCAGAAAGCTGATCATCAGCCGCACTCATCGTCTTGCCTGGCGGGGTCGACACCTTGTGGAGCTTGCGGAGCCGCTCCTCGGTCGAGAGCATCCCACCAGACCGCAAAGCCTCGTTGATGGTCGTCCCATCCCGAGCCGTCCACAAACTGGACGGCCAGTGCGTCAACTCACGATCAACAGCGTCGACATCGAAGTCAGGACGCTCCCACCACGCCCTGCCGTTCTCTGCGTCAGGATTGAACACGTCCTGGCGGTGGTAACGCGGAGCCCACTTCCTGTCGGCAGCCACTGCACGCACCTGGGACGAATCGAGCACACCGGCATCGACCAGATTGCCTCTGAGGAACGCGATCTCCTCCTCGGGAGTCGGATCGGGATCACGCTTGCGCCATGCATCTCGCTCACGTAGTGCGGCGCGCCACTTGGGGCTGGTCTTGAACTGGTTGGCGGTCTCGTAGAACATGCGCCAATACATCAGCTCCAAGTCGGTGTCCTGGGCGGGACTGAGGGTGAACCCAGCGTCATCCAAGAACTTACGCCACACCTTCAAGTCGTCGGGGCCGGTGTATTCCTTGACCGTGAAGCGAAGCCTTCCCTGGGCGCTCATGATGATGTCGTTGTTGCGGTAGGTGTCGAGATTCGTTCCGTAGGGAACGTAGGTGACGGTCACGTTGTCGCTGACCTCGATCTCGAACATGCGGCCATGAGACTTGTCACCATTGCCGACCACATCAGCGAGACCCTCATCGGAGTCATAGCTACCCATCGTGGCGCTGCGGGCATCGTGGGGAATCTCGTCCAACCTGCGCACGGTGTACCTGGCTGGCGGCACAGCGCTCGACTTCGGGTGCACCACCTCCACGATGCGCTTGTTGATGTGGTACGGCAGCGCTGTCTGGGTGCGCATCGCTTCTTCGAGCACATCCAGATCGCCGATGTACCCACGGATCTGCTCGTGCAGCGCGGCACGCCACTCGTCGCTCTTGTCGGTGAACGCCCGACTGCGAAGATCTTCCAACTCCCTGCGGATGTCGGGCAGCGTGGCGATGCGGTTGGGGTTGTAGGCGCCGTCGTTGACGTGGTGGTTGATCGTCTTGGCTGCCTCCACCATCTCGCCGAAGCGCTTGTCGTGGTCCCACACCTCATCGAGAGGAGTCCTCACCGCCCCGGTGGTGGGAGCGCTGGTGTCGGTGTAGCGCGCCAGGAACTGCATCATGTCGGCATCGCCGTCAGCGCGGAGCTTCATCTCGCCCCGCAAACGGACACCGCTGGACACGCTGCGGTCACGCTCCCACCACAGGAACTCCTGCTGGTTGCGGATCTTGGCTGCGTCCTTGCCACCCCAGAACGTGGCCTGGCCATGAGCCCTGGACTGGATCACGGCCTCGAAGTAGTCGTCGCTGTAGCCGCTCCACGCCTTGGCCTTGGCCGTCTTCGGGGGACCTCCGGCGCGCCGCACCTCGGGGAGGGGATCTCGCACATCCACCTCACGCAGCTTGGGCTTCGCCAGACCAGCTCGCTGGTACACCTGATCGTAGAACCGGTCGAAGTCGTCGGCGAGGCTGTTCTTGCGATCGATGATCTGACCGATGAGCTGATCCCGGTTGGCTGCGGATGTCGTGGAGTAGTTGGTACGCCCGGCCAGCAACTTCTCCAACACCTCCCGGTACGCGTCGTCATCCACCGCCTCCATGGCCTTGGCCCGCGCCATCACCGAGCGGTAGATCTCATCGAGCTTGTCCCGTCCAGCGCTGGTGCTGTGCAGCAGCCGGTACAAGTCCTCGTACACCACGTGGTTCTGGCGGCTCATGCTGCCGAGCTTGAGCTGGTGACGCCCCGTACCGAAGTGGGCGAAGGCGCGGCCCTTGTCGATACCGACGATCGATCCGTCGTGGGCGAGCTGGAAGATGTTCGCTGCGTGACTGTCGTCGTTGTCGAGCAACCAGTCCAACAGATGGTGTTGGGCGAGCTGGTCCCACTGATCAGCGCTGAGATCTCGCAGGCTGACGCCGGTCAAGTCCGAGCCGTCCCACAGCTTCTGCACCTGGCCGTAGTGGCCTCCCCAATCGATCAGACGAGAGTCGGCCATGTCGAAGCCGAACAACTGACCGGCCTCATGGGCGTAGTGCTCCACATCGCTGCGGAACTCCTCACCGCTGCGGCTGAACCACTTGAACATCCACTGCCCGCCGTCCTGATCCTGCAAGAACAGCTTGGGGTGGGTTCCGTCGGTGACCTCGATCTGGACCTGGCTGGTGGTGAAGACCGGCTCCGGTGGGGTCTTCGGTGTCTCGGGACCGATCTTGACCGGGATGTCCGGCTTCGGGGGCTCCGGCACGTCGGGGACGATCGGGGCCTTGGGTGTGGTGGGGATGTCTGGCACCACGTCGGGCGTAGGCGACGAGATCACCACGTTGGGCTTGAGTGGCGCTGTCGGGATCTCAGGCACGCCCGGAGTGGCCGCGTCCTTCTGGGACTCCAGCCAATCGATCACCGACTGCTTGGTGGTGACGCCCTTGGGCTTCGGCCCGCCGTGGAACAGCTCGGTGACGGCGTGGTAGTCCAGCTCACTGAGAGGGTGGTCATCACCAAGGCTCGCCAGCGCCTTCTTGACGTGGTTCTGGCCGTGGCTGGACACCGCGTCGATGGCTTCCTGCACCTGGGCCACCGAGACCGTCACAGAGCCTCCTGGGAGGGTCTGAGCGGGGATCTGGGTGACCAACTGCGGTGTCTTGAGCGCCTGGACGAACTCGGCGCCCTTGGCCAGGAACTCCTCGTCGGTCTGGAACGGGAAGTCCTTCGGGAAGAAGGTCTTCTTGGACCCGTTGGTGACCACGAAGTCCCACAGCTCATCGATGGTGTCGGCGTCGAGCGACGGCCCCTCGGTGAGCAGCGTCTGGAGGTTCTGGATCACGGTGAAGCGCTTGCGCTGACGGCCCAGATTGTCCTTGGCGCTCTTGCCCAGCCCGGGGGTCTTCTGGGCCTCGATGAACTGGTCGATGAAGGTGGCGATCGTGGACTTGGCGTCGGGGTCGGCGAGCCACTCCCAGAGCTGGCTGTTGTCGAAGCCCGCGGTCTTGCCCTTCAACCACATGGTGGAATCTGCGACATAGGCGAGCGCGCCCTCGTCGTCGGTGAGGTTGGCTTTGAGATCAGCGAAACAGTCAGCCATCGGAGATCTCGATCGCCGGGAACTGCGACTCGATGTGGTCTCGCAGCCGATCGATGTCACCCTCTGCGACCAGACCAGTCTCCATCAACTGCTTGCGGTTGAACGGGCCGAACACGAACTCCTCAGGCTCGGAGCGAGCGAACTCCAACACCGCGACCATCACCGCGGCCATCTGACGCTCGTCGGTGGCCTTGACGATCACGACGGACCGCCGAACCGGAAGAACACGCACTGCAAGAACTGGTCGATGCTGGCCTCGAACTGACCGTCGGACATGGCCTTCACGTCGGCGCTGGTCATGAACGCGGTGTCGTTGGCAACAGATGAGAACTCCGGGGTCTCCTTCGGGAACGTGGCCGGAGCCATCCCCTCATGGGTCTCGGCCCACTCCTTGCCGTAGGCCCGCATCGCCTCGGGATCGATCTCACCACTCTCACCCTCCACGAAGGGCACCAACCGGCACCCACAATTCGGATGCCGCGGCGGGGCCTGGAGATCGGAGTACACCCGCGGTGCTTTGGGGGCGAAGGTCTGGGCGTGGTCGAACTGGACCTCGATGTCGACCACCGTGCCGTGCAGGCTGGCGCACGTCCCGCACGTCGTGGGGCGGAACGCGGTGACCCACACCTTGCGGATGCGGCGGTTGCCCTGCCCATCGACCTCCAGAGCCGCCTGGGAGCCCACGTACGCCTCGATCTGGGCCTCGGAGTAGGAACGGTTCGCCACGACGCTGGCGCCCGCAGAAGCGCTGTTGCCGAGCTTGGACGCCTCCCGCATGGACTGGGCTCGCAGCGCGGCGGCGCGCTGGCGAGCGAAGCGCTGGCGCACGTTGGTGTTCGCGGCGTCACTCACGTCCAACTCCACGCTGTCGAAGCCCTCCTCGGCAGCGGCCAGGATGCGTCCGATGGCCTCGGTGGCCCGCATGTCCATGTCCCCCAGCACGCTGTCCAGATATCCACTCTGGAAGACGCTGGGGCTGATGTCGGGGACCGGGAGCCCCATGGCCTTCAACTCGGCGATGGCGTGCGCGGCGCCGAGCGCTCCCCCTGCGTCCCACGCCTCGCCCACGATCTCCCGCACCTGATTGCTGGCGACGTTCACCACACCACTGAGCAGGGTCTGCACATCGCTGCGTCCGATGATCTGGGCGAAGTCCCGGCCGGGGTTGTTCTCCACGATGGTGGCCACGTAGTCCAACCACTGATCGATGGCCTCGGAGTACGCAGCCCGGGCCTTGGCCGCGGCCCCGGTCTCGATGGCTCGCAGACCAGCCTGGTTGGCCGTCACCATGTCCATGACATCGCCGAACCCGCCGCTGGCGAGCCCGATCAGCAGCGCGGCGTCCTCGGGGTCAATCTCTGCGATCGCCATGGCGCTACTCGACGCCGTACCGCTCCATCAACCGGCGCGCCACGTCACTGAGCAGCACGGGCGGGCCGATGGTGTCGAGAGATGGTGTCTGCTCAGCACTGAGCGACGCCTTGGCGTCGCGCTTGACCCGCTCTCCGGCGCGCCCGGGGGGCAACTTGCCCCGCCGAGCCTCGATGCCGGGCTCATCGAGAGGATTGCGCCCGGGACCGCCCGGCGTGGCCGCACCCGGACCGCCCCCGCCAGGACCACCAATGCCGGGAGACGGCATCGGGTTCTTGGCCTTGTTCTCGGCCTGTTCGGCCATGGCCTCGGCCTGCTCCAACTGGGCCTTGTCCTTGTCCAGCTCCATCTGCTTGCGCTCTTGGAACTCCCGCTTGAGCTGGCCCTCGTAGTCCAAATCGCCCATCCCCAACTCGGTGGCGACGGAGCGCTCCAGCTCGAACACGAAGTCGGGGGTGACGTTGACACTCGGGCTGGTGGCCAACGCGCCGAACATCTCGTGGATGACGTCGCGCTGCTCGCTGGAGAGATCGGCGAACTCCCAGCGGGGGTACTTGGTCGTCCCGAAGTTCCAATCGATGAACTTCGGAATGAGCAGCTCGTTGATCTTGGATTCGAGATCCTCCATGATCGTGGCGACCTGCTGCATGAAGATGTCAGCAGCGTCGCTGGAGTTGCTGATGAAGGGGGTGCTCTCTCGCTCGCCCTGATCCAGCGCCTCCTGGGCGAGCACGGACTTGGACATCATCGTGTTGTGGTGGTTGATGGCGGCGATGAACTGCGAGAGATCGACCTTGCGCTGGAACTCCTCGAACTCGAAACCCATCGGCAGCCGCATCGCTCCACCGAGTCCGTAGTCCTTGAGAGCCCGGAAGAAGGCATCCTTCTGCTGCTTGGAAGCGTTCGGTGGCTCCTTGCCGACCCGACCGGGAACGGCATACATCTGCGCAGCGAGATGCATCAGGTAGTAGAGCTTGATCTTCTTGTCGTGGTGCCAATACGCCGGGAGGAAGTAGCTCACCCCGTACATGGGGTTCTCCTCCTCCTGGGCGGCGAAGTAGAACACGTTGCCCTTCGGGATGTGGGCATCGATGGTCCGACCGTGCAGCGTGGTGCGCTGGCGGATGCCGCAGAACTCGCCCTGCTCGTTGGTGGTGAAGGTGACCGTGTGGGGCGGGCGTCGTGCGATCTTGTGCAGCGTGTACTTGCCAGCCAGCGGTCCGTCGGTCGGCATCTTGTAGACCAGCTCGAATGCGGCGAAGCCGTCCACGATCGCCAACAGCGCCTGGTTGATCACCTGACGGAAAGGCGTGACCATCCCACCCGCGGGAGCAGGGAGATTGAGCATGTTCTTGACGAACTCGGCCTCGGCCTCGCCGCCCTGATCGGCATGGACGTGGTGATCGCGCAGCGCAGCCCGGACCGGCAGGGTCACCATGCGCATCAGTGCCCGGACCTGAGCGTCACTGCGGCGCATGTTGACCAACCGCTCGATGGTGATCGGCTCGGGGTTGAAGACCTCGTAGTGACGCTTGCCGTCGGCCTCCTTCAACAGGTTGGAGAACGGGAGATCCAGCGTGACGCCCATCTCCTCGCCCATGCCCTGATACAGCTTGGGCTCAGGGTCGCATGGAGACAAGGGGTCACCATGCGCCAGCGACAGCACGTCGTCTGCGGGGTATCCGTCCATCTCGTCTCCTAGCTCCAACTCATGGCGTCGCTGTCATCGAGCCCGAAGAAGTCGAAGTCGCCCGCGGCGTCTCCGGCATCTGGGCCGAACATGAAGTCGTCGGCGGCACCCATCTCCACATAGTCATCGGTCACGGCAGGCCCCATCAACCCTCCGGCCACCGATGTCTCGCCCTCTGTGCTCTCCGCACCTCCCACCGTGAGCGCCCCGAGAACGCTTCCACAGAGCGCATCGGCCTCGTCCTTGCTACCGCCCGGTGGATGGTCCACCTTGCCCTGATTGGTGCGCCCCAGTGCGAAGATCTCCTCACGGAGCGACTCCCGGTACTGGATCGAGAAGCGGCCGTCGTACACCACGTCCCGCAGGGTCTTCCACGGCAAGTCGTTGCGGTCCATCGACACCGTGTCGGTCTCCACGCCCGCCAACTCGATGATCTGCTGGGAGTCGGTGCTCTGGAACTGGTCGAAGGTGTAGCGGCACACGTAGAACCCACGACGCTGCAACTCCCACAGCAACTGCCGGTACCACCGCACCTGCACCTCGCGCGGTGCGGGATGGGCATGGACATCTGCGGTGAAGCTGGCCACGAAGTCGTTCTTGACGAACGGCAAAGATGTCGGGATCTTCACCTCTCGCCCACGCTCGTCCTCGGTCAACAACTCGCCATCCTTCCACGACTGTACGTGACTCATGGCGATGCCTGCCTTGTCGCCGCTGATGGCGATGTCGCCGTGGAGCGCGTAGCGCGCCCCCTCGATGGGAACGAGCCACGGAGCGAAGTGGAACTCGACCTGCCATGCGTTGTTCTCCCAGTGATAGGTGATCTCCAGCGGTTGGTCGTCCTTGACGTACTCCGCGGCGTCCCACGCATCGAGATTCGTGAAGTAGAGGTTCTCCTGGGCGAGTTGGGGGTCACACTCGTACATGCCCCGCGCCATGGCCTCGTCTTCGTCGTAGTCCTCTTGGAAGTCCTCCTTGCCCGACACCCGGGGGTTGACCTCCCACGTGGGCAGCGGACCGCTGACGTAGTGGCGGGACTTCTCACCTCGGGCCTCGATGTCGTCACGAGCGAGCCGGGTGAGCCGCTGGATGGTGGACCCCTTGAACCGGGGGTAAGAGATCCTCACGTTCTTGAACACGTCGGGGAACCGGGTGCTGGCTGAGGTGCGCATCATCTTGAGGATCGCCTCGGCGCTCTTGACCGGCTCCCGCAACCCGCGCCCACGGAAGCGCTCCAGCTCCTCCTTGGTCTTGAAGGCATCGATCTCATCCGCGATGCCCAGCAAGATGTTGAGACCCTCCTGGGACTCCGAGTCGGAGTGACCGCTGATGCACTCCACGTTCTTCTCCCACGAGATGGTGTTCATCTTGGGCTCGCACATGTCGGCGAACCACCCCCGCTTCACGGCGCGGGACATGGGGATGAAGAACGCCTGCTGGGCCTGGTTGGAGCTGCTGGCCACGTTGAGGACGTGGATGGTGTCCTGCGGAGGCATCCCGTAGTAGGTCAGAGGGTCGTGCATACAGTTGAGCAGGTAGCACACCCGCAGCGCGCCCATGCGGCAGATGTGATCCTTGCCGGAGCCCTTGCCCCACTGGAGGGTGATGAAGTTCTGGGGGTGCAGAGGCTCCCAATACTCGCCCCACTCCAGCGTCATCATCTCGTACGTCTGCTGGTACAACACCCGCTCGATCGCCCGCACCGCGTCGTACTGCACCGGGGAGAGCTTGGGGTTGGCCAGGAACTTGGCATCGGTCACGAACGTGGTGAGCGGCACCGGCTCCTCGGCGAAGATCGTGGAAAGCTGCCGATCGCGGTCCGCGGTGGACATGTCGCGGACGATCTCACTGAGTCTGACCTTGGGAGCCATGGTGTCGTGAGCCTACACCTGCTTCCAGACGCGACTGATCCCCCACATCGGCGGGCACCAACGTGGGGGATCAACCACCGGACAGTGAATCAGAAATTGGGGGTCGTGACCCACCCCCGATCATCCAACTCTCGGCGGATGACCTCGGCCATGTCGTAGGCCGGTTCGGCGCAGTCCTCGCAGTAGAACCGGTACGTGCCGTCGGTCAGCTCGATGGCCAGGTAGCTGGTCCACTCGGCCCGGGGGCCACGGCCGTAGTCGTCATCGTCTCCGAGGTACCCGCCGACGGCGCAGTCGCACATCATGCACGCGCTCTCCTCGAAGCCTGCGGGACCGCCGCCGTTCTGGCCGTAGCCGTCGCAGCCCTCGTGGGGATCCTCGTGGAAGCTGTAGCCGATCGGGCGGGGGCGGGGCTTGTGGGTGCTGAGTCCCATGGTGGTTCCTGCTTTCTTGGGGTGGTTGGATCAGAAGTACCGGACGACATCGACCACGAGCGCAGCGCCGGAGTCGACGGTGAAGGTGACGGGATCGCCGCTGGACACCTCCCGGGCGCCGATCTCGAACTCGTCACCGCGAGGGGCGATGTAGTCGACCTCGTAGCGGTTGAAGGGGTGGCCGAACACGTCGCCGGGGCGAAGGTTGACCACGCTGAGGAACTCGAAGTGGGCGGGGGTGGTCGGGTTGGTGCTCGGTGTGCTCATGGGGACCACTGTAGGGCTTTGGTTGCGTCCTGTCAAGTAGTTGACGGAACTTTCTGCCCGGAACGGCAGAAGCGGTGTGTCGGGGGAACCACCCAGCCCGACACACCGCTTCTCACACACAACAGCGGAGTCACCAACTTCGCTGGGAGTAGATCGTACACGCTGACGCTGGCATGTCAACCCCTGCCGTCGGGATAGGGGTCAGGACGCTCGGGCCTCGGCGGTCGGGGAGGACGCCCTCGCCGACGGTGGCGCGGCTTGGGGTAGCGGCGTCGGATCTCTCGATCCACGAAGTACCAGACCACGAACACCAGCAGGACGCGGGGAGTCAACTCCCACGCCAGTGCGGTCAGATCAGCTTCTCCTGCACGTCCATCCACGGACCCACCTCCCGCACCTGCACCGCCGTCTCGATCTCCGTGCGCACCCGTCTCCCGGAATCCACGTCTCTCCACCACAACCACCGGCCGCGCACATCGGTATCAGGCCACGTGATCCAACGAGCGGGCTCTGCCGGACGCGGTGCCCGAAACACCCTGCGCCGGGTGTCACTGCGTCCCAACTCCCGGGCAGGAGACCCCCACTGGCGCACCTCGGGGACCTTCCACGGCACGTTGTCCTCGGTGATGCAGTAGTCACCGTCGTAGTAGGGCTGCACAGCCGCTCCTCATCCGAACCCGAGTCGGTCGGCCTCCTCGGGACAGAACACGCCGATGAGAGCGCCCACAGTGCGAGCAGCGTCCGCGTTGGACATCCCGGAGCCGTCGTTCGCCGACATCGCGAGAATGACGAACTCCTCGGTCGTATCGGAGAGGGACGCCAGCAAACACACGCTGTCGGCGAAGTCCAAGATCTCGTCATCGGTGAGGTTGTCCGACGTGGCGGTGTCGAGATCATCGGTCATGTTGCGAAAGACCAAGATCTTGAGCGCTTCTTCGTCCACAGCGACGGGAGTCGGTGTCGGCTCGGGAGTCGGTGTCGGCTCGGGAGTCGGTGTCGGGACCGGCGTTGCCGTAGGCTCCGGTGTGGGAGCCGGTGTGGGAGCCGGTGTGGGCGCCTCCACCCGTTCCTGCGCCACCTGTGCGGACACTTCCTGGGCGCCCTCGTCGTCTGGGAGGAGCGCCCCCACGACCACCAAAGCGGTGAGTGCTCCCGCGACGCCGATGGCCCACTGCTGCCACGTCTTCATGATGATTCCTTGCTGTTGTTGTCTGGATAGTAGATGGCGTCGACCATCGCACAGAACACCGGGAGACGGTCTGCGATGTCCGTATCGAGCCAGAACTCACCCCCGGTAACGGCCACCTCATCAGCGATGACCCGCAGTTCGGCTTCCAGCTCGGCGATGCGGGCGGCGGCTTTGAGCAAAATGTCACGACGTTCGACGGTCCGCTGGACAGCGGCGCAGTCCCTTACTCGCACGATCAGGTCATCGCTCACAACTTGTCCTGCCCCAAGCGGCGCAGCATCTCGGCGTTGAGCGTGGCGCTGTTCGGCTTCGGAGCCTCCCGGGGGCGGGCGTAGTCCGTGGCGTAGGCGTACTTGCGGCGGATCAGCTCCCCGGTGACGGCGATCTGGTCGAACCGCTCGGTCTCACAGCGCGCACAGCGGAACAACACGATGCGGTCGCCGGGCTTGGTGCGCTCGTCGGGCGGCAGATAGGGGTAGGCGTCGTCTGTGCCGGTGCGCCGCGACCGCGGTGTGGGCTTGTACCAGTAGGAAATCTCCCACGTGTGGCCCAGCTTGCGACACAGCAGCTTGGCGGCGTCGAGCTTGGACAACCAGCTCATGGCGCGCTGCTCCTGTCTATGTCTGGGTTCTCCAGCTCCCAGACGCGCTCCATGAGCGAAGCGGCTGTGCCGTAGGCGTACGCATGATCGCCGCGGTCTGTCCACCAGCTCCCGTCTTCGTGACGAGTCCACTTCTCTCCGTCTACCCAGACCACCTTCGGCGGGTCGGGGACCTCGATCGGGAACCCCTCAACGATGCGCTGGCCGACGTGATCGAGCGGCACCACCTTGCGGTCGTAGGCGTAGGCATCGATGTCGCCGTCCGGCATCCGGTACAGGTTGAGCCAGATCCTCATGACACTTCCCGGCGAAGGTGGGGAAACAGGTGGCTGGTGCCCTCGGCACGGGCCTTGCGCTCCAGCACGGCGTGCAGCCCCATGAACGACGTGATCACGCCCACCATCGATGCCTCCTCGATGATCGCCGTGAGCTGGAGCACCGCCGTACACAGCTCACAGACCAGCTCGATGGGGTCCTCGCCCGCACTGGCCAGCATGTCGGCCAGCTTCTCCTGCGCCGGGTGGCTCACGTCCACCTCGTACTTGGACCGGGCGTGCGCCGCCAAGGCCTCCATCACCTCCAGCGCCTGGGCGTAGCTCACCTCGTCATCGAACATGCTGTCGACCAACTCCGGCTCCGGGCTCATTGGGCGCCCGCCCGCACGTACACGTCACCGTTGCGGGTGGCGGTCTCGGCGATGTCGCCGCGCTTGATGGCGCTCTTGACTCGGGCCTGCCAGCGTCGGGTCTCCTCGGCGTTGGCGCACGGCACCTTCACCCACTTGCCCTCGTTGTCTCGGGCAGCGGTCACCAGCGCGGCGATCTCCGGGCTGAGCGGCCGTCCCGCCGATCGGGAGGGGATCTCGTCCACCACATCGAACTGGAACATGTGATCGCTGTTGTTCTTGGTCATGCCTGTACTACTCCTCGGGGTTGTTTTCTGCCAGACCGGCCCACCGAAGCCTGCCCGTGGTCACGTCATCGAACACTGACTGCGCCGCATGGAGTTGAGAGTCGAACAGATCTGCTCTGCGAGCCACCTCATCAAACGCAGCCTCGTGCAGACCCGGATTGGGTCCGATGACCGCTACCAGCCGAATCACTGCTTCCTCCGTCTCGACTGCCTGATTGATGGCTGCCTTGACTGTTGGGGACCACATCACAGGTATTGATCCTTGATCCAAGCGAGGCGCCTGGTCCTCCATGATCGTGTAGGCGCGGTCGACCAACTGCTGGTACTCCCACCGCACCGAGTCCACCAGCGCGCTCATCACGTCGAAGAACTCCAGATCGTTGATGATGTGCGCCTCGTCGCCGACCCCGTACAGCTCCCGCAGCGCTGCGACCATCTGCTCGCCCATGTACTGGGCCAGCTCGTCTGGATCGCAGTCCTCATCGATGCTGTCCTGGGATGCCTCTATCGCTGCGACGAAGGCAGCCTGTGCGTTGATCTCTTTCATGCTCATTGCTACCCCACCGGGAAGAATCTCACCAGATGGTTTACACCCCGCCGCGCAGCGCTCCTTGATATGGGCATGAAGCGACAACGCAAATCCGGCTACACCCCACCCACACCCAAGCTCACCCCCAACGAGCTTCGCTACCACACCCTCAGCGAGCGCCTCATCGGCGATGTCTGCACCCGCCCCCACCTCTGGTCACCAAACCTCGTGCGTGAGCACTGGGTCCTGGCCCGCCTGCTGGGCAAGCTCCACGGCGTCACCCTCCCCGCACACCGCCGCTACCTCGAAGCCTGCTGGGAGGAGTACGCCCTCTGCGCAGCAGACGAATCCTCCTGCCCCGACTGCGGCCACTACATGACCCCCGACGGCGCCTGTGCTCCCTGCGAAGCAGGGTCCTGGCGCTTCGGGTGATCGAAATACGCCGAGATTCGGGATTCTTGTATCGAGAGTTCACGTCGTTCCACATGGGCTCCCTAAGATCGTTTGCCCCTAGACCCACCACTGGGGCCGAATCGGCTCTCGAAATCCATTTCCCCTGGTCACGGCGTTGCGGCTCTCTAGATGGTTGGGGCTGAAACGGGCCGATTCCGGTGGTCTGGGGACCCGTAACCCTCAAGATGGTTCGTGTCTGGTGCCCTCGGGACCCCTACCCCTCCCTCAAGATCGTTCGAGCGGGCACCCCTACCCCTCGATAAGGGACCCCGGTAGGTAGAGGCAAGATGAATTGAGGGACCCCTTCTCGACACACATGAGGCTCCGGGGTGGCATTCGCCCACCCTCCGTGGTCGGTCACGCTCCGTGGTCGGCACCCCTACCCATTATCACTGTCCGTGGCCGTACGCAGAGTGAGAATCTCACGCGGTGCGGTGCCACGCTGCGCGGCAATCTCACGGTAGGTGGTTTGGGCCGCTGCGGTGCCCCCACCGGGGGCCGCTTCGTCTCTACGGCCCCACCGCTGCGTTCTGCGGGCCGCTAGGGCCCGGGCAGTATGGCCATACCGGAGCCACCTAGATCGGCCCGCCAGGGCCATCGTAGGGGCCGCTGCGGGGGCCGGTGCGCTTCGATCGCTGCCCGCACCGGTTGGGGGCCCGCTTCGCCCCGGTTGCCCCCGGCCCGCCGCGTTCGTCTCCCCTGGTGGTCGGGGTGCTGCGGTGCCCTGGCAGTCTCGCCCCCGGCGCTGCGGGGGATGGTGGCCAGTTTCCCCATCGACCCCGCGGCTATGGCCCCTCCACCAATCGCAACAACTACCGGGCCGCTATGGGCTGCCTAGCTGGGACGTTCTGCGCTTGTGCTGTGCTCGCACCGTGCCAGTTCGTTTGGAAATTGTAGGCAGTGCATTGCCCCTAGTTCGTACGGGGCCGGGGCCGTATCGGCTTGCCACCAGTCCAGAATGACCCCGCTGTGCGCTGTGCCCGCTGCGCTGTGAACGCGAAGCGGCCCCCGCTATGGGGGCCGCTGTGCGTGGGTTGGGTTGTGGTACGGGGCCGGTTGCTGTGCCCTAACTATGGTCCGATCGGTACTCGGCATAGGTTCGGCGCGCTGTGATCTCCTCCACCACATCGCCCCGATCGGTCACTACTCGCCACCGGTTGATCCCGGGCCGCCGAGGCATGGCCCCGCTGACCAACAATCGGTAATGATGCGTCCGACGATAGTTCGCACAGCGAAACACCGTCTGACCGTCCATCGATCCCAGCCGGACGCGGCCCGCTTCGTCGATAGCCTCTACGTAGAGTTTCATCGATGGCCCCCGATCGGTTCGCTGTGCGGTGGGAAACGATACGACCCAATGCGCTCGCCCCCGGCGCCGATAATCGATCGCGTGTGGCCCGGGTGCCAATCGCCATGGTCGATACGGTCGGCAACACTGCGCAGTAGCTCAGCGATGGCATGGGCCGATGTCGGGGCCGCTGCGCTCGCGGGCCGCTCCTGCCCCATGTCGATCGACAGAGTGAACGTGCCCCGGTGGAATCTCTCGGCATGTGCGCTCATCGGTGGCCCCCGATCGGTCGAACGTTGCTCGCCATGCCAGCCGCGACCCAACCGGCCCACCGATTGCCCGCAGTGTCGACCATGGTGCAGTAGTACCGCTCGCCCCATGTCGATCGGTGGCGAGTAGTCCAAGCGTGGGGGCGAGTGCCTACCGTAGTGATGCGGCCCAATTCAGCACCGGGCCAATCGGTCACGGTGGCGCCGCGGCGCAACTCTCGCGGGCCGTAGACCGTGAATCGGTTCCCGGTGCGGTGCGCTTCGTCCATCTCTGCGCGGGTGACATCGGCGCTCATCAGTGGCCCCCGATCGGGTAGTAACGCACCCCAGCGCCGACATGGGTGGTCCACCATTGTGGGATGCCAGCGCCGCCGTACTCATCGAAGCGGCCCGCGGCGTCTTCCACGATGAACGTCCCACGGCCCCGGTGGCCCCCGGTCTGTAGGGCACGAATCACGGCCCGACCGAGCGACCCGCGGTCCATTGTGAAGTGATGCGCCCGCGCTTCGATCGGTGTTCCCACCGGGTAGGCCGCGGAATTGCGAGCCGTACTGATGGCCCGCACGATGATGCCCCCGGGGCCGCTGAACCCATCGGGGGCGAGCGCGACCGATTCAACGCGACACCGCACCGCACCGCCGCGGACACTGTGGAAAGTGGCCCCGTATTTCGTAGTCTTCGTCATGGGTGGCTCCTATCTGTCGGGGCCCCCGGTGGGGGCCGCTGGGAGTGACACTATCGGCAGTAGTTGCCCGCTCGCAACCTACGGCCTGGAATTATCGGCCCGGGCGCGAAGCGGCCCCCGCTAGCTGA